GTGCGGGACTGTATCGCCCTGCTGAGCATCTGGTTGGGAGAACCGGCCCGTCGCACGCTGCGTGCGGCACGGCAGCGAAGCATGGACCTTTTGACTCGGCCGGAGCCACCGCGGGCCAACGCGGTTCCGCCTCCGGTCCCGAACTACCGCCGCGGCCCTGTGCCCGCACACGTACGCGAGCGGGAAGGCCCGGTCGATGGCGAGGAGAACGTCTTGGTGCGCCCGTACTACGTCGTACACGAGCGCACCTGCGACACAGAGGCGTCGTGCGAGTGAGGGAGCCCGTACTCCCTGGAGGAGAGAAGCCATGAAGACGGTCATCCGGTCCATGGAATGGGTGAGCGAGCCGGACCCCGGTCGCGCTGCCGCCCCTGCCTCGCGGCGGATGGTGTGTGACATGTGCGGAGAGGCATCTCCGAAGTCGGCTCTCCTCGAAGCGGCGCAGACCTGGCAGCTCCAGCACGCGGCGGCGGACCCCACTCACTGCTTCTATACCGAGGTCACCACGCGCCCCTGGCGAGCCCGTATGAACGGGCCGGCATGAACTCCGCTTCCGCCGCCACCCCGGCCGGGCCTGGGCAACACCGGCCGGGTGCGCGGCGGGGCGGTCAGCAAGACCCCGCATCGGCCGGCGCCGAGCACGTGCCGAGCCCGCGGGCCGGAAGTGTCAGCGACAACGAAGGAGCACCTGTGATGACAGCGACCGCTCAACGGCTCGACACCGAGCCCGTCCGGCCCTTCGGCCTCACGAAGGCCGTGCCCGTCAAGGTGATCGAGATCCCGAAGGACGAGCCCGCCCTGACGCTGTGCCCCGAGCGGCAGATCAGCGTCACCGAGGACGGCACCCCCTTCATCCACGAGCCCTCCATGGCGACCTCGCTCACCACCCAGCAGCAGACGCAGGAGGACAGCCAGCTCGACGAGTCCACCGAGAACGACACCGACTGACCAGCCGCAGCCTGAGAAGGGAGTGATTGACCCGTGACCGTCCTGGTGCTGACCCGTCCGCTCGACGCCACATCCGATCTGGTCATCTCGGAACTGCACGAGCGAGGCGTGCCCGTCTGCCGACTCGATCCCGGCGACTTTCCCAGCTGCCTCAGTTTCGGCGCCCGTATCGGTCCCGGAGCAGGACACTGGGCAGGCACACTGCGCGGTCAGCACCGGGACCTCACCCTCGGCGAGGTCAGCGCCGTCTACTACCGGCGCCCCTCCGCCTTCCGGATGCACCCCGGCATGGCCGGCGGCGACACCCGGTGGGCACGGGCCGAGGCCCGGGCCGGCTTCAAGGGCCTGCTCTCCTCGCTCGACTGCCGGTGGGTGAATCACCCCAGCAGAAACGCGCACGCCGAGATCAAGCCCGTCTCCCTGGCCACTGCCGCCCGATGTGGACTGGACGTGCCGGAAACGCTCATCACCAACGACCCGGCCGAGGCCCGTGAGTTCGTCGAAGCCCTGCCCGGAGGCACAGCCGCGTACAAGGCGCTCGGCCCCGGCGGGCCCACCACCGACGACGGCAACGCCCACGCCCTGTGGACGACCCAGGTGCGTGCCGAGGAGATCACGGACGCGGTCAGCCTCACCGCGCACCTCTTCCAACAGTGGGTGCCCAAGGCGTACGAAGTCCGCGTCACCGCGGTCGGCCGTCGGCTGTTCGCCGCCGAGATCCACGCCGGTTCGGACGCTGCCCGTATCGACTTCCGCACCGACTACGACAGCCTCACCTACCGCCCGTGCACGCTCCCCGGCGAGGTCACGGCCGGCATGCACTGGCTGCTCGATGCTCTCCAACTGCGCTACGCGGCCTGTGACTTCCTCGTTAGCCAGGACGACGGCCGTTGGTTCCTCTGTGACGTCAACCCGAACGGGCAGTGGGGGTTCGTCCCGGAGCTCCGCGAGCCCATCACCGAAGCCCTCGCCGACCTGCTCGAAGGAAAATGCTCATGATCACTCCCTCCACCGTGTCAGCCGAGGGGCTACGACGGCGTATGGTCCAGCGCCTCACCGACGAAGGTGCCCTGCGCACCCCGAAGTGGCGCGAAGCCTTCGAGGCCGTGCCCCGCGAGCTGTTCGTGCCCCGCTTCACCAAGCGCGAGGGGAACGAACTCGTCAGCTACCTCCCCGACCACCCCGGCTACCTCGAAGCCGTGTACTCCACCGCGTCGCTCAACGTCCAGTACGACCAGCACGGCACAGCCACCAGCTCCTCCAGCAACCCGACCATGATGGCGCTCATGCTCGAAGCCCTCGCACCCGCTGATGACGAGCTTCCCGTGCTCGACCTCGGCACCGGGCCCGGCTACAACGCGGCACTCTTGTGCCACGCGTATGGCCCCACGCGCGTCGTCTCTCTGGACGTCGACCACCGCCTCATCGTCGCCGCTGCCGGGCACCTCAACGGCGCCGGATACACGCCCAGCCTCGCCGTGGGCGACGGCACCGCCGGCTGCCCGGGCTTCGCCCCCTACAGCGCGGTGATTGCGACGTTCGGAGTCGGCCGCATTCCGAATGCCTGGCGGGAGCAGGTTGTACGCGGAGGCAACATCGTCGCCAACGTCGGCCACGGCCTCATCCCCCTGACCATCGGCGACCAGGGCACTGCCGTCGGACGCTTCCTGCCGACCCATGCAGCCTTCATGCCCGCACGCCCCACCGCGGACACCGCTGCCGCGCCCGCCCGCTCCTACGCAGGCAAGATCGCCACCGCGTCCGGCTCCGGGCAGGAGATCGAGCTGCCGGCCGCCCTCGACGAGGACATGCCCCGCTTCCTCGGCGCCCTGGCCCACCCTGACGTCATCGAGTTCTCGCTCGTCCTCGATGGACAGCGTGTTCTCGGCCTCGTCCACCCGGACTCCGACTCGTGGGCCCGCGTCACCCCCCGCGGCGGCGGCACAGCGCAGCTCGACCACGGCGGCCCGCGAGACCTCTGGGCAGAGCGAGCACCACTGCTCGGCGAGTGGGCCGCGGCGGGACGGCCGGGAGCGGACGCCTACACCCTCACCGTCCACCCCGACGGACGCCATCAACTCGCCATGGGCGGTTGGGTGTGGCCGTTGCCCTGACGTGGACCCCCGAGGGGCGTTCTATCGGCGGGCGGCGTTCGAGTCGTTGCAACGCCTCCCCGCCGCAGCTCAGTTGGCCTTCTCGTAGGCCTCGCGGATGCTGGCGGGGACGCGACCCCGGTCGTTGACCTCGTAACCCTGCTCCTTGGCCCAGGCGCGGATCTTCGCGGTGTCCGGGCCGCTGCTTGCCTGGGCGGCACGGCCGCTGCCCTTTCCGCGTGCGGAACGGCCGCCGGTGCGGCGCCCGTTCTTGAGGAAAGGTTCCAGAGCGCTGCGGAGCTTGTCCGCATTGGTGGTGTTGAGATCGATCTCGTAGGTCTTGCCGTCCAGCGCGAAGACGACCGTCTCGTCCGCCTCGCCGCCGTCCACGTCGTCGACAAGAAGTACCTGGACCTTCTGCGCCATGGCTACATACCCTAACTATTGCGTGAACTGTGAATTCATCGTCCGGGCGGACTCTGCCGGCAGTGCGATGTGATTGAGGCAACCCCATGGACGTATATGCCGCGCGTCGAGGCTCCGGACACGGACAGGCACCGTATCCGCTCAGCCAATCTTTTGGAACTTTGGTTTTTGGGCTTGGTGGCCGTGGTAGCGTAACCGCACTACAAACGGATTCTGTGAAGCTGTAAAGCGTGGCGGCCGTAACGCGTCATCGGCCCTTGCCAGCCGACCAGTTGTGTGGGGCAGCTACGGGTGCCCGGAAAGCGGTGAAGTGGAGCAGGCGACGACGGAAGTAGCGGGAGGGACCTGATGGACGACCGCCCTCACCTCGGAAGCGGTGCGTACCACGGGCTCCTTGGCGAGTATCTGCGGTACATCGAGCCCCAGACAGAAGGGGATCCCGCAGGCATCCTCGCGAGCCTGCTGGCCTCGTATACGTGCATGATCGACAACTCCAGTAGAACGGCCGAGCCATTCGAGCAGCCGATCAATCTCTGGTTCCTCGTGATGGGAGAGACTGGTGAAGGCCGCAAGGGCACAGCGCACTCCGCGGCGGAACAGATGCTGCGGCATGTCGACGAGAATTTCTGGAAGCGCCATCTAACACCTTCCCTCTCATCCGGCGAAGGGCTGATCTACGCCGTCCGGGATGGTATGGACGAGGAAGAGATCGAGCGCCGCGAGGCGAGCGACAAGCCGGGGAAGATCGACTACGGAGTCCATGACAAACGGCTCCTCGTCATCTCCACCGAGTTCGCCACCATCATGGCCAAAGGGCAAGGTGGAACTCTCGGGCCGGTCCTGCGCGATGCCTGGGATGGCAAGGACCTCGCCATCCTCACCATGGACAGCCACTACGCAACCGCCCCGCACATCACTTTGATCGGACAGGTAACTCCTGAAGAGTTCGCGGCTCGGCTCCGCCCCGGCGAGCTGGCCGGCGGCACCTACAACCGGCTCCTGCCGACGTTCGTCCACAAGGTGCGCGACCTTCCCTGGCCCGAACGCCCCGAGGGCCACAAGGAACAACTCCTCAAATTCGCCGCCCGGTTCCGGGACGCGGTCACCTTCGGCCGCACCGGCTGCGAGGTGCGGTTCAGCCGGGCAGCCAAGGACTTCTACACCGGTTCGATCTACCCCGAGTACGTGAACTCTTCCGGCGATTCCGAGGTGATGAAACAGTTCACCACCCGACGCCTGCCTTACCTCGTCCGCGTCGCCGCCGCATACGCGCTCGTCGAACAGCACGAACGTGTCGAAGTGGAAGACCTTGTGGCGGCCAAGAGCGTCGTCGACTACGCCATTGAGTCCGCACGGTACGTCCTCAGTAAGCACCAGGTAGCGAAGACACACAGCCGACAGGCCGACAAGCCCCGTATCGACATCGAAGACGATGCGCAAAAGCTGATCGAAGAGCTGCGCCGGAACCAGAGCGAGGGCGGCGAGGGAATCAACAGGACCGAGCTCTACGCATTGTTCGGCTGGCGGCGCAACAAGCGAGAGATTGATGAGATCCTCCAAGCGACATCCGGCCATGTGACGGCCACCTCAGTCGCTATTCCTGGCTCGCGTAAGCCGCGCACCATATACTGCCTGGCGCAGGCGAAACAGGACAACTAGCGGAAGGCAAGAGAAAATAGAATCCCAGCAGGAAGCCGCCTTCGCCGAACTCGTACAACTATGCGGCGACATCGCGCGGGGGGCGCACGAAAGCGACGAGCACAAGCGCCGGTACGAGGACCTCTGGAGCCGACTCGAAACCACGGGCTATCTGCGCTCGAAGTACGAGGACTACCAGCATCTGGCCGCTGCACCGGGAACCATCGGTTCGCTGGACGACCTCGCCCTGTTCGTCGTCATCTACGACTCGGTGGCCCGGGCCGGTGATGTGGCCAGCCAGCAGCCGTAGCCGAGCCGACGGCATGCGGGCCTGGAAATGAAGAAAGCCCCCACGGCGGTGTGCCGTGGGGGAAGGGCTCTACATCGGGCCGGACATCTCTCTCGCGCTCTGCGTCGCCTTGAGGTTCGCTCTGCGGACCGTCACGCCGCTGACCAGCGTGATGACCGCAGCGATGAAGCCGAGGACCTTGTCCTGGTCGAAGGACACAACGGTGGCAATGAGCGGGATGATGGAGGCCAAGGCGGTGTAGAGACCGGTGGGGTTGGCCTTGACCCAGTCGAGGATCTTGGACATGCGGAACACCTCGCGGAAAAACTGAACTTACTGAACTTTGGCCGCCGGGGAGGCGGGTCAGACGGCCGGGACCTGCAACGCGTCCCACTGCTTGCGCCCCGGCCATCCATCGCAGAACTGGGGCGCATCGCCCAACTTGTGCTGCCACTTACGGAAGGACTCCCGGTCCGCGGCAGTCCACTGAGGCCCCGGCCCCTGGGCGTAGGCGGAGCAGCCGACCGCAACCAGCCGCCGCCCCATGGCCGTCACGATCGGGGAGCGCGGCTGGCGCTTGAAGAAGTCGGCGCCGGGAAACGGCTCGAAGGTCGGCTCGTCCTTGAGCTTGAGCGTCTGGCCGACCCGGATGACATACGGGGCCTTGAGGCCGTTCAGCGAGGCGATCGAGCGCCAGTCGACCCCGAACTTCTCGCCGATCCCCGACAGCGTGTCGCCCTTCTTCACGGTGTATGAGGTCGGCACGTCCGTGCCGCCCTCCTCACCGACGAGCTTCTTGGCCCGGGAGACGATCTGTCCGAGCTGCGCCACGATAGGTGACCCAGGACAGGCGGTGTGACCGCCCCAGGATGCCCCGCCCATCGCGTGATACCCCAGGCCCCGGCCCCCGGGCGAGTGGGTGACCTGGAGCGGCACCCCGTAGGTCCGGTGCGCCCAGGCGAGGACCTCCGCGCAGCGGTCGAGCTGCTTGCCGGTCAGCTTGTCGCCGCCCTTGCCTTCGTTCTCGATACCGAGCCACGTGCTGTTCGCGCTGGCCGCGTGCCAAGCGCGGTCCTTCGTATCGACCCACTGGTAGAGCTGGCCGGCCTTGCCGGTGCCGAAGTGCGCGGAGACTCGGGCAGCGGGGTTGCGGAACCAGGAATCCGTACCGCTCAGCGTTCCGGCCATGATGTGGATGACCACGCCCTTAACAGAGCTCTGACCGTTCTTCGTGTAGTTGACCGAGATGGGGCGCCATGTGGCGCCGGGCATACGTGCCATGTTCCTCCTGTTATTTGTCGGAAAGCAGCCGGTTGAGCTGGTCGCGCAACTGCACGTTTTCCTCGCGTAGCGCGCGCACTTCCTCGCGCAGACCGACGACTTCTTCCTGGAGACGCTCGGCAATCTCCTTGTAGGCGGTTGCTTCTTCCTTCCACGCGTCCCGCATCCCGGCCTTCCATTTCTGAAGGCCGACGCTGATGAAGACCAGGACCGGTACGAGAAGTTCGAGGTGACTCAGGTATTTCGACAGATAGCGCATCGGCTATAACTAAAGGGTCGGCTCGGGGTCGTTTCCGATGTGTACCGTCCCGGAGGGGGCGACGATCGGCCGACCACCGGTCACGCGGTTGAGGTGAATATTCACGTGCGAGGCTCCGGCGTTGGGGACGTAGATCCCATTCACGGCGGTGCCGAGGCTGGCACGGATGAAGTTGCCGATGATCTGCGTTGCGTCGCCCTCGGACATCACGCCGTGACCCGAGTAATGGGAGATCACGTTGTTGGAAACGATGACGCCGCCGGGCGGATTCTGCGCGCCCGTGTACTGGCGGATTTCGATGGAGCCGAAGCCCGTTCCGCCCGCGTGATCGAGGACGTTGTTGGAGACGAGGACCGCATCCGAGGATGTGACTCCCGAAGCGACGCAGATGCCGGCCTTGTAGGTGTCCCGGTCCTTGCCGATGATCACGTTGGAGACGATCTCGGCGTTCTTCCAGTCGTAGGCGCGTACTCCGTAGACGAGGCTGTCCAGGACGAGGTTGTTCACCACGCGGATTCCCTCGTAGCGCTGACCGGTGTGCCCGGCGTGGGAGCCGACGAGCAGCCCCCAGGGCCCGCACTTCTCGGAGGCGTTCGCGGTGCATCCCTCGACGAGGATGTCCTTCGACATGGTGTTGTCGTAGGGCAGGCCGCCCTCCAGGCCGGCCGCGCCGAAAGCACCGTCGATCTGGATCGCCTCGGTGGTCTGCGGGTGGTCCGGCTTGGGCACGGACCCCTCGAAACGGCAGTGGCGCACCTGGCCGCCGTCGATCGCGTTGAACTCGATGGCGTGGTTGTTGGGCTGGTCGAGGAAGCGGGCCTCGCTCACGGAGATGTTCCGGGCGTGCGCGAAGGCCATCATGTTGCCGCCGCCGACCCGGTCGGGGGCGTTGCCGTCCCACGTGCCGCCCACGATGTGGATGTTGCTGCGGCCCGAGTAGCCGGGGTGCTCTTCGTGGCCGTCGAAGTTCTGCACCAGCCGGTTGTGGAGGTTCACGCTGCGGCGGAACACAGCGCCGTCCTCCGCCACCAGCGTCGTGTTCGCGGGCATCAGCAGGCACGGAGCCGGCCAGGTGGGCGCGGAGTCGAGCAGGTACACCCCCGGCGGAGCGATGACGGTGGCGCCGCCCGCGGCGTCCGCCATCTCCAGCACATGCCGGATGGCCGGCGCGTCATCGGCGACGCCGTCACCCTTGGCACCGTAATCACGCAGGTTCAGTACGTTTCCCAAATGCATCTCCTGGGGGCATGAAAAACCCCGGGGAAGATCCCGGGGTGCGTATGGGGAAGGGGCTCAGCGAGGGCCGGGGCTGAACAACGTGCCGCTGATGGTGACGTGGTGGCCCTTGGCGATACGGGCGGTGCCGAACCGGTTCCAGTCCCCGTTGGTCTCCCCGTCGTTCTGCTGCCACAGCACCAGCGTCTTGTTCGTGGGCGACGGCTCGGCGTACACCATCGTGCGGTTCGGCGTGTCCGAACCACGGCTCCAGACACCTGCCACGAATCCCTGCGAGGAGCCGCCCACCGGGAAAGGAAGGTTCACATCGAGGCTGGAGGCTTCGCCGCTGGCAGGGTCCGCGGAGGCGTCCACACTCAGGGCGAAGAACACCACCCCCGGCGCGATGAACTGGTAGGTGATGCTGCCCTGGACGCGGTCCAGGTTCGTCGTCGCCTCGGCCGATACCGGCTCGCCCGGCATCTGGCCCATCGGCAGCTTGCCGCTCTCGTCCAGCGCGGCCACGCCGCCGGGTGCACCCTTCTCGGACGTCGGTACCGCATCCACGAGGGTGGCGGTCGACCCGTCACGGTTCTTCACCGTGAACTGGCCGTCCTGACTGAAGGCGACCACTCCGCCGTCGACTTCGCTCGGCCGGTCCTCGACGTCCGCCAGGGCCACCGGGCCGCCGACGGTGAGCTGGGCGCCGTGCACGAGGTTGTTCGTGCCGATGCCGACGCTGCCGGTCTCCCGCTTCGCGTACAGAACACACGGCTTGCGCTGCCCCGTGTCGCTCCAGGCCGCAAGCTCGAAGTCCGAGCCTGTGTCGCTGCCGGCCTCGTCCTTCTCGTCGACCTGGCACACCCAGCGGTCCACTCCGTTCTGCTGGAAGGAGATCGCCGAGCCCACGTGGCCGCTGTCGGGGAGGGCCTTGACGTCCTTGGCGGTCAGAGCGACGTCGCCTGCGCCATCGGGCTCGATGCCGTTGACCGAGATGACATTGCCCGCGCCGTCGCCCGGATCGCCCTTGGGGCCTTTGAGGTTGGTCTTCATGGACCAGGCGCCGTCGCTGCGGGTGTACAGGTCTCCTGTGGCGGTATCGGCGTACAGGTCGCCGTCAGCCGCCTCGTGGCTCGGAATACCCACGCCGAAGGTCCAGTGGGCGCCAGGCGTGCCCGGGTCCCCCTGGAGTCCCTGCGGCCCCTGCGGCCCCGTCGCGCCGCGGGGGCCTCTGGGGCCGGGCGGGCCGACGACGGGAACGTAGTTGGGCGTCTCGGGGTCGCTCGGGGCCAGGTCCGCCAAGTCCGCGGTCGCCAGCTCGGCGGGGAGCTTGATCGCGTAGGGCGGTCGGTCTATGAAGCCGTCGAGCTTCTCGGTGATCGTGTAGGCCCAGTCGACGGGGTTGGTGGTGCTGTCGGTCGCGGGCACTCTGGCCGAGAAGCTGCCCTGCCCGTCGAGCCGGATGACGGCCGGCCCAGTGACGATCACGTCCTGGTCGCCGAAGGACAAGGCGCCGGGCGGTGTGATCTCGACCTTGCCCGAGTACGGCAGGCCATTCGGGCTCAGGTACGTCCCGGTGAGTACCACGGTCGGGATGCCCTCGGGGAGCTGTCCGGGATCGCCCTCGGTGATGTCGTCAAACCAGAAGTAGCGTCGGGACATTCCACCTCATTGATAAATTGGGTTGTTGCGGATGAGGGTGAGCGAGCCGTCAACCTGTGGATGGCCGGAGATACTCTCCTCTGCATAGGTTCCGAGGGGGAACCCGACGGCGTAACTCGGTGGGCCTGCGAAGACGCACAGCCCCGATTCCTTGTCGCGTTTGGTGGCCTTGTAATGCACGCGTATCGTCTTCCAAATCCACGAGTCGTCGAATCCGATGGGGTCCGAGTGGATCCAGCAGAAGGAGGCGAGATGGGTGTAATAGTCTCCGACCTTCGACGTGCTCACTGCGAGGGAATCGGTCCGCCCGCCCAGCGCGCTCTCCAGCCAGAACTCGGCGGACACATCCGCGAGTTTCCCGCCGGATTCCGGGATGAAGAATGGGAACGCAACGTGCACCACCTCCATGTTCATGCCGGTTGAGTTGACGTACCCCAACACGCCGGCTGTGCCTTCCAAGTCGCGGGAAGAGCTATTGCCCACGGGCAGCGGTTCGTTGACCGACCCTTGACGAGGGCTGCGCTCCAGCGCGGAGAGACGCCGTTGTATGTCCGCCAGCTCTCGCACCAGTGAGGGAGGCATGGCATTACTCTGATTCGCCAATCCCGTACACCTCCTTATTGGCGAGGGACAGGCTCGTCTCTTCCCGCCCGGCCGTATCGACGCTGATGGACCGGGAGGTGATCACAAAATCATCGTTCACTCTGACGTATCCCTGTTGGACGTACACGGTTCCGGTGTCCCCGGGGGAGAAGGCGAAAGGGTCGAGGTCCGGATACAGCGTCAGCGAGGGGACGGCGATCGGTGTCTTCCCTGCGCTAGCGAGAGAGGCAGCCTTGGAGCGGAGTGTGTGCCGGTCCTTCGCGTCCGTGTAGGACTTCACCACGTTCTTCCGGGGCATCCGCGCATACAGGCCAGCATTCGTCGCCGACTCGATCGGCCGGCGACCGGACTTGTCCTGGGCCCCGAGGGCGTAGGCGTGGGTGGCCAGCGACGCGGAGTCGTAGGTCACCTTCTTCACGTTGCAGGTCTGTTTGTGCACCAGCCTGAAAGGAACGACGGAACCGCCCCGCGAGGTGCGCACGAAGCGGTTTCCAACCAGTTTCCCCCTATTCATCCAGAACGGCATGATCCGGAAATTGAAGCCCCGGTCATCTTCGGCGATCTCTTCAATGGCATCACCGATGGACTTGAATTCACTGACGTCCCAAGACCGGCGGGTGGAGACGGCATCGGTGTTGATGTACCGGGTGTCGGTGTCTATGCCACCGTTGCTGTTGGCGTACTCGATCCAGTTCCGCAGATGCCAACTCTGGTTCACCTTGCTGTTGTTGCCGTTGTAGCCGCGGTCGAGGTGGACGTTCTCGTAGTGGGAGAAGTACCCGGTGCCGCTCAGGCTGACCTTGTTGGCATCCAGGTCGGCGTCGGCTGCCCACAAGAACCCGCCCCATACCGGGTCCCCGTCCCGGAGAACCACCAGGCCGGACCCACCAGTCCACAACGAGTCGCTGGTGATCCCGGGGACGTTGGCGGGGATCTCCGCTCTGATCGAGCCGGCTGCGTTGAGCTCGTCCACGTAGTTCAGCGACGCGATCGGTAGCGGCTCGATGACCGCGCCCGTGCGGGCCTCGACGTGCAGGAGTTCGTATGTGTGCCCAGTGGCGATCAACTGACCTCCATCAGGTCGTAGTTGTACGGGTCTTTCGCCAAGGAGGTGTTGATGTACAGGTTGCGGACATGGCCGACCGTCGCGGCCTCGATACTCAGGTCTTTGCGCAGGGCGATGCGGCACACCGGCCCGTTGACGGTGATGGTCTGTCCTGCCGCTGCGTATGCGTTAGCGATCGGCCGGGTGATGGACTCCGGGGCGTAGCCGATGACGTGGTAATCGCCCCACGCGATGCCGGCCTCGTCCTTGGAATAGACGATGCCGACCCGACCGGATATCTGCCACGAGTCCGAGGACTCCCGGATGTACAGCTCACCGGTCGGGGTGATCGTCCCGGCCTTCGAATCGGTGAAGGACCTCACCAGGGACACCTCCTTCCACGGGCCGAAGTCCGGGGTGTGCCAACTCTCATCGTGAGCTGTCCACCGCTGGCCAGTGCCGATGTCGACGCACTGAGCCCCGCGGCGGAACAAGGAGATGTCCGGCAGGACGCCGCCCCAGTCGACGCCCACCACGCCCGGGGCAGGAGAGAGGAACTGGTCCTTGTAGGCACCGCTGAAGCGCACGTCGCGGATGCTGAACTGGCCGGTGGCCGTGATGTCCACCCAGGCGACAGCAAGGGCCTCGGCCGGTCGATCAGGTGCCTTGCTGCCTGAGCCTCGGATGAGCTCGTAGAGCACCTGCGTGCCATCGGTGCGCAGCACGACCAAGTCGCGCCGCGGGGTTCCCGTGCTCGCCGGCACCTCGACAGAGCCGCCTGCGCTGGCGAGCGGCCTGTGCCCGCCTCCGACCAGTGCGAGGTAGGCCGTTCCGCTCGCGACGACCACCGAGCGCGAGCCGGTGTCGGCGCGGGGTGCGAAGTGCCCTACCGACGCAAGGAGATGGCCCCCACCGCCGTCGGTGAGGACCATGTCGGTGTACACAGACATCTGGGCGGCGGAATACGTTTCACCGTCCCGGAAATAGACGAAGTCAGCCATCTACACCCACACATCCCGCCAGGAAATCGTTGCTCGTGCTTGTGTGAATTCGTCGCCGTGCGTGAGAGCGACCCAGTTGGCGCCCGGGGCGAACCGGAGCCACGTCGAGGACGGAGCCGCCAGGGCGTTCGGCAGTGGCCGCCCCCTGGGATCGCTCAAGGTGCCCGTGTCGAAGTCGGCGAGCAGCTCCCCGTTGGAGCGGGCCTCGAAGTGAGCGCCGCTGGTCACGTGCGTGAGGCGAGGGTTGACCGCGTCCTCGAAATGAACCAGCGGCCGTACCGGTTCGGAGCCGCGGACCTCGATTCTTTGGAACTTTGGTTTTTGGAGGGGACCCTGCCGTTCCTGGAACAGCAGGGGAGCGGCCATGGGCACCGCCAGGCCCTCGGTGGGCCCGAGCGGCGGGGCGGCCGTGGTCGTCACGCGCGTCCTACGCATCTCCTGCGAGTACAGGCGCGGGTCCGTGGCGAACAGGCTCACGGTGACGTCTGTCGCGTACCGGGCGAACGCCTCGGTCATCGTGACGTCCCGCTTACGTGGCCGGCACATGACGAAGGCGGTCTCGCCGCGACACAGGCCCGGCAGCCGGAAGCGGAACGGCAGCTCCTCACGCCCAGCCGCGAAGGCGGTTTGGAGGGCGTTGACCACTCGGGCGAACTGGTCGTCGTAGCGTGACTGTACCCGCAGTGAGAGCGTGATCTCCCGGCCGCCGAGGAAGTCGTCCCCCGGCCACAGGCCATCGCGCTGCACAAGTTCCAGGTCGGACGACCGGATGTCGGGCAGTGAGAGAAGCCCTTCGATTTCCTTGATGAATATGGCAGAGTCCGGGGAATTCAATATGAGCCCGTCGTATTCGCAGGTCCATTCTTCCAACTCCGCCATGTATCTCCTCTCTAGACGACGGCTCTGGTGCGCAGAGCCCAGGCCACCTCGCGGCCGATTTCGTACGGATTGGCGTCTGTATTCGCCGTGACATTGACCGTTGTGGTACGGGGCGACGGCTGCGGTGCGACACCGCGGTCCCGGTCACCGAAGACATCGCGCAGGAGTCGCGCGCTGGTGCGGTATGCGGTCTGGCTGGCTGGCTGCGTGTCAAAGGAGTCCCCAGTAGGCAGCGGAGCAGCAGCCAGCATGGTGAACGGGGAGAGGCCCGGAGCCATACGCAGTTTCACATCGGCAGAAAAGGGAGTGATGTGCGGTAGCCCTTTTCCTCCGACCTTCGGGACCCAGCTGGGAATTTTGAGATGGTCAGCCAGTCCGTTCCACCAACCGATTATGGTGTTGAGCACCGCTTTCACCCCATTCTTCAGGCCCTCGAACGCACCCGTCATGGCGCTTATCGCCTTGGACACCCACCGTTTGCCGCCCTCCATCGCCCGACGAATACCGTCGCCGATACCCGACCAGATGGACAGCACCTGCGCCTTGAGCCCATTCCACCAACCCTTTATGGTGGAAATGCATGACCCGACAAAATCGGAGGCTGTGGATATTGCATTCACAACCCAGCCCTTGATCACCTGCCAGTAGTGGCCGGTAGTCTCTGCCAAGGAGCTCCAGGCATCTCTGCACCAGGACACGAATGCCAAAATCGCGTCCCATAGTGCGCTCACAACCGAACGCAAAATCCCGTAGGCTGTGACGAGAGGGACCATCAGGTAAAGCATGTAAGGGAGCAAATGACCGACTATCGGAGCCAAGAATCCCATCATTTCAGCGAAAAGCTGGCTGATGCTGATGAGTGTATCCAGCACGTCGGCATTCAGGATTTCCGCGAAAAAATCTATGAAGCTCTGCGTCAGCTCAGTTATCGCCTCGACTACTTCCCCTCGGGAGAAGTAATTGAGAAGCCCGATGATAGCATCGGTGATGGATTCGATAATCTCCGGCGACGCTTCGGCCCAAGCGGTGAGAAACTTCGAAAGTACGGGTATAAGATTCTCGAAGGACTCACTCAAAGCGCCCATCACTAGAGGTGTTACCTCTGCCAAATCCGCCATGAGTTCAGCCATCGGCGTAGCAGTGCGGGCCAGCAGCTCCATCATGGATTCGAAGGCGTCGCCGAAAGCGGCCCCATGCTTGGTCGCCGTCGCGAACCAGGTGCCCACGGATTTTCCGAGGACTGCCAATCCGTCGGATATGCTCTGCATAAAAGCAGCGAATCCGCTGGAACTCAGCCCCACCGACAACAGCGGACTCATGGCATCCATGAGCCGGGCCGCTCCCTCCGCGAATTTGCCGACAGCCGGCGCCCCCGACGATAGGGCGACGAGGAGTCGTGCAAAGGAAGGCAGCAGCATGCTGACCGAATTGCCGATCTCGTTGACCACCACAGCGAGCTTCGACCCGTGGACGGCCAAAATCTGGAAGAAGCGCCCCAGGGATTGGCCTACGGTGTTCATAAGCCCGGCAAGCGACTGAGCGAACCGCGCGAAACCGCTGGTGCTCATCGCGTCGGCGAGCGCAGATGTCAGCGATGTCAGCCCGCGCATGAAGCCTCGAATGAAAACTTCGAGGTGTTTCGAGGCGGCAGCGAAGGCGCGCTTGAGTTCCGGCGCCCAGTTGTCAAGCATTCTGTTGATCAGCGGAATCTGCTTTTTGAATTCCGTAAACAAGGGCTGAACGGCCTTGGTGAAGATGCCCGAGACCTTCTTTTTCAAAGAGGCGAAGGACTTCTTCATCTTCTCGTTCTGGGCGATGATGAGCGCGCCGACGCCGAGCACGGCAAGTGGCGCAGCCGCAAGGGCCGCTACAGCAATCGCGGCGCCGACCATGGCCGCAGCCATCACAGCGAGAAGACTGAGAATGGCAATTACGGAACTGATGATCACCACCAGCGCAGACCCGAGAGCGGCGATGGCCCCCACCAGGGCGATAGCCGCCCACGTGACCAGGCCGAACATCGCCGACATCATGGCCATCTGCACAATGAGCATCGGTATATTGGTCGAGTTGACCAATATATTCGCCGCCATTTCACCCATCACGGTGGCGAAGGCGTCAACCTTTTCCCCAGCCTTTGACAGGGCTTGGCTGACCGTCCGGAAAGCCTGGCTGGCCCACTGGGCCGCCTCGTTCAGCTTCCCCGCGACCCAGCCCGCTGCTTTTCCCAGACCAGAAAGGGCCATGGCCCCGACCTTGGCGAGCGCGGACCCGGCCAGATATACGGAACTGAGCGCTGTGCGCACCGTCATACCGAGGACACGGCCCACCTGCGTAAGGCTGCGGCGGTTGGAATGCGCGTGCACTGTGACGTGCCGGTCCCGCGTGATCGCAGCCAACTGTGCCCGTGCGCGGGCAGTATCCGCATCAACGCGAATGTCTATTTCCCGGTCGCGGGTGAGCTCTTCGAGCCGTGCCTGGGCTCGCCTCGTGTCGAGGTCCAGGTTGACGGACACCTCGGTCATCGCCTCGACTCGGGCGAGATATGCCTCAAGACGCTGCTTGAAGAGGGAGGTGTCAGGCAGGACGCGTACATTTACGCGCCCTACCGTCTTTCCTCCGGGGCTGGCGCCGGCAGCCATGGGCACCCCCTTACGTCAGTTTGAACGGAGTGCCGTCACCCCCCATCCCGGATCGGGAAAGCACGTCCTGTGGAATAGGAAACGAAGAATTATTCGATTGACCTGCTGGCGGCTCTGCACGTAGGGCCTCGGCGAAGGGGTTGGAGGTTGTCTCCTTTGTCTTGCGCCGTGGGGTGGGGTACGGGGGAGGTTGCTTTACGCCGCGGGGGCTCTTGCTATTGGACTTGGCTACGGTCGTATGGAGCCCATGAATGGCGTCGATAACGTCAGCAAGCATGAACGCGGTCCGGTCCCAGCCTCTCTCTTTTTCGTCGGAGAGTTGCCGGTTGTGGAATGCCGAATCGAGAGGAAGCTCCGCAATCAGTGCGAGACACCGGCGAGGAGATAGGGAACCTCGGAAGACATCGAGAATGTCCAGCCCGTAGTACCTGCGGAAATCCGCAGTGATCTCCGTGCCGTGGTCGTCGATCATCGAGCGGAGCGTCAGGATTCCGGGACCTGAGCCGTCTCCATCCAGGCATTGAAGATTGCTTCCCGGGACTTGAGCGGGAGGGAATCGAGTGCCTCCTGCATGGCGGTCCGCTTGTCGCAGGCGGTCACAAGGCACGCGTCCATGGTCTCGATCTTCGAGGATTCCTTGGTCTTATCGTCCTGGAGGATATCGATGTACTTCAGGACGAGCTTGAAGTCCGCGCCCGGAAGGCTTTCGAAGGGGCGGATCGTGATGACTTCTCCGTGGGCGTCGGTAAATTCCACGCCAGGAGCGGTAGTGGCTTCGTTGAGGAGGTCATCGAAGGTGAGCTGAATAGACAAAGTAATCCCTTTCATGGTGTCTTCCCTTTCTCGGGCGAGAAGGCCCCTGGCTCCGGAAAGGGAGAAACAGAGCCAGGGGCCGGTATTTGTACTACTCGGACGGCGGCGGGGGGATTTCACTCAGCGGTGCCTTCGGAAAGACCTTTCCGAGGCTGGTCCGGCCGCTGATTACGCCGCTGAGGATTGTGGCCTTTACGGGCACCTCGGTGATCGCGGTCGGGTCCAGAGTGATGGAGTCGGATCCGACAATGGAGGTGCGTGGGTAGTACCAGCCGACGACGTTCGATCCGTCGGAGGCGATGATGAACATGGCCTTTTCAACCGGGGTGGGCTGCGCCGGGATCGTGAAATTGCCGTCCTTGTCGACGGCGTCCTTTGTGGCGCCGTAGTACAGCTGAAGGGTTTCGACCGTGATATCTTCGAGGTTGATCGTGAGCGAATACGTCTTGGACGGGTTAGTCGACGTGATGTTGGGGTCCTGCCACGAGCCGAGAGTCTCCGGGTCGTCGCCGTCGACTGACATCTCAATGCCGTTCTCGATACTCGTATTGCCGATACTCGTCCATCCGTCCGGCGCCTCGGCCGGCGCGAACGGGAAAGCGGGGGCCGGCGTACTGGCCTCTGCTACGTAGACATAACCGGTGCCAGGCACAATGACGTCATGAGCCAAGGAACCTCCTCCTGAAAATGGGCATGAAAAAAGCCCCCTGGGAGAGGGCTAGAACTTTGGAAGTTTGGTCTTTGGAGGCGCCTAGCTCGGGCGGGTGTTGAGCAGGTAGGAGGCCACGAACCGGTAGATGTCCGGATGATTGAGGTTCGTGTCCCCTGCCGAATACATGGGCCCGGTGACCTCACGGAAGTGCGACAGGTAGCCGCCGTACTCTGTGGCCGCGAACTGCGCTTGAGCCGCCGTGTACAAAGCTTGCCTGACGGAGCGGGCCAGGAGAGACGCCTCCCTGCGGTCACTGGCGAAGGCGTGGACGGTGAAGACGGACGAGTCCAAGTACCGGGGGTCCACGGCGGAGCCAGCCGACTTCCGCGCCATGACGAGCGGGAAGAGTCTCCCCCAGTCGTTCGGCATAGCGATCACGTGCGTCACCGGCCGTCCTCCCAACTCGGGCAGGTAGGCGCGCAGGGCCTCCAGCACAATGCCTTCGGCGTCCGGCAGCACCGGCGTCACGACAGTGCCTCCTCGATGACTCCGATTCCGTCGACCCACTTGAGCTTCGGTCCCGCCTTCTCACGGCGAAGCCAGTGGCCGTAGTTGACGGACACGATGTGCGGGTGATCGAAGTCGACGGCGTAGCCCTTGCGGTGCCGGACGACCTTGATGTGGCTGAGCAAGTGACCGGTCTCCACATGCCGGCCGGCCTTGGCACGGGCCTTGCCCGCCTGGTGCTCGGCCGCGTCCTTGACCTCGTCGAGAACCTCGGGCAGCCCGGCCACCAGATCGGCGGTGTTGCGGTCGACGTTCGCCATCAGCCCCGCCTTTCGATCACTGCTGTCACGAACTGCGTGCGTGCCGAGCCGCGGTGCAGCCGCGGGATCTCGGAGACGGTCCACGAAGCGCCGTCCATCTCCACGTGCGACCAACGCTCAGCGGGCGCATCCCTAGTGATCACCTTGTACCGCGCTGGTTCCGACCAGCCCTGTGAGCTGTTGTCGTCCGCGTCGATCGGCTGGACGAAGGCACGAATCCTGTGTGCCTTACCGACGCCGGGCACCTGGCCGCCGTACCCGTCATCAACGAGGGGCTTCTCGTAGACGACCAGGTCGACCGGAGCCTTGTCCCAGATCGCCATCCGTCACCCCCCGAACCAGAGGGACGCGCCATCACTGGGCCCCCAGACGGTGTTGTCGTTCGGCTCGTACGGGTAGAAGCGCCTCCGGGCGATGCCGACGTTCCTGTCCACAGGAGTGGAGTGCAGCCGGGTCTTGTGCGCGAGCCTCTCCAACAGAGCGACCTCCCCCTTCGAGGGGGCGAAGCCACTGGCCGCGCTCTCGGAGTAGCGGTAGGAGTATTCGCCCGCCTGCTCGGAGACGAAGTTGTCCGGGTTGCGCAGGCGCCGCTCGCTCATGGCGAGGACCACGGACGTCACCGCGCCGGGCACCGGTGCTTCGGTGCGCCCCCACCGTGGATCTCCGTAAGCGCGAGCCAGCTCGGATGCGTCCTGCAAGGCCGCCTCAGCCTGGGCCCGTTCCGTCTCGCTTGACAGAGGTCGGCCAAGACGCGTTTCCAACTCGTCGACCGTTGCGAGTGCGTTGACCAATCGGCCTCCTCTCGGGCCAGAACGAGGGGCGGCACGTGGCCGCCCCCGGCTGGTCACTTCTTGGCGGACTTCGCGCCGGACTTGAAGGTCTCCTGATCCTCGGGCTTCTCCGGCTGCTCGGGAGCCTGCTTGGTCAGCACGAGCTTGGAGCGCAGCCCGCGGATGACGGACTGGACCGGGCTGCCCTGGCCGTCGACGACGACCTTGCCGTCCTTGTCGCGGGTCGCATCCTTGAGGACGGTCACGCCGACGTAAGTCGACAGGAAGGACCGCTCGCTCGCGGTGGACGAGTTGTAGTCGCGAATCCATCGGAGCGCGTAACCGCCCTCGGCGGACGAGGTCCCCGCGGCGACGCCACCCGCCGGAACGACCGGCGCTCGCGTGACGAGCTGAATGGCCGAGGTGTGGTACGCGTACAGACCCAGCGGCTCGACGCGGTTGTCCTGGAGCAGGGTGAAGCCGTGCAGCTTGCCGATCACGCTCTCGCGGAGGGCCGAGTCGGAGCCGGCCGCGCTCGCGTCGGTCAGGTTCGGGTCGTTCATGAGCCAACCCGCAACCGTCGAACCGAGCACGAGGTACCTCCCGGCGACGGGAACGTTCTGCGCGGTGAGCCGGGCCGAGAGCTGGCTGATAGCGAAACGGATCTGCTGCGCGGCGTTCACGTAGTCACCGTTCGCTGGACGGTCGTTGTCGTCGACCTCGATCTCAATCGCCTCCGCCTCCGGGAACTCGGCGAAGGCGGAGGCGACGACGCGTTCCATGCGGTTGACGATGGCCTCCGTCTGCGGCATGACCACCTGACCGGTGAAGTCCTCGACGCCAAGCGACAGCTCCGCATCCGACAGGTCGATGGCGCTGTAGACGTGCTGATCCAGCTTGATGGGCAGGACCTGCTCGTTCAGCGACTCGGTCTTGATCGTGCGTGACCCGGCCGGAGAGCCGTCGTCAATGCCCTCCTGAAAGCCGTTGAGGATGCTGGGGCGCCGAATGTTGACGACGTGGCCAGCGGCGCCCGTGAAATCAGAATCAGGATGCTTCTGAACAGTTCCGGAAAGCACAACAGCCGCCTCGATGTTAGCGAGGGCGGCCGATGCGAGCTTGTCCGTGTAGACGATTCCATTGGTAGCAGTAGGCAAACGGAGGCTCCTTCAAGTGGGCATAAAAAAGACCCCTGGAAGGGGGCAGGGAGCCGGCCATCCGAAGGGGCTGTTCTCGTCGTGCTTTTCAGTTGTGGGGGAGTAGTTGTCAGATTCCGGAGAGACCCGCGCGCTTCCGGTACTGCTGGACGAAAGCCTTTGCGTCGAAGGCCCGCTCGGTCGGATCAAGCCCACCCTTGCCGACGCTGCTCTTGCGAGGCGCGCCCAGCAGCGTGGCGAGCTTCTTGGCGTCTTCCTCGATCGCCCCCTCGTCATCCCCGGACAGCCGGGCAACGAGTTCCGCGGGGAGTCGATAGCGAGCCCCGACGGTTTGACGCAGGAGCTGCTTCTCGACCGCCTGTACACGGCCGTTCGCGGCCTCCAGCTCAGCCTTGACCTTCTCAGCGGAGTCCGCCTGGTCGGTCAGCTCGGCCTGCTTCTTCTCCAACTCCTCGAACTCAGCCCGGAGCGCCTCATAGCGCGCCTTGTAGTCCTCGGCCTCGCGTCGCACCGCCTCCACGTCGACGGTGGGCGTGGCATCGTCCTGGCCCTTCGGGGTATCCGTGAGCGCCTCACCTGCGCTGGGCTCGGGCTGCTTGGCGCCCGGCATGTCCGAGGGCTTCGGCGTCTCCTGCTCGCTTTCTGCCTCGTCCGGCCCCGCCTCGGGGCCGGGCGCCTCGCCAGGCTCCTGCGGGGTAAGGCTCTCGGTCTCGTCAGCCATGTAGGTCTCCCTTTCGGTTCTTTTGGTCAAGCCATTCACGGAATTCGGATACGGAACCGGCGCCGGACTGCTTCCAGAGCTTCTGGGCTTCTCGGACAGTGGCATGCAACTGGTCACCCTTGAATACGGGAACTGCTTCACAGCCGCAATGGGGGTGGAATTTCCGTCCCTCAGTGGTGAGTTCGCCAGAGCGCTTCGATCCGTAGTCGGCGCCGCGGGAGGCGAGCATCACACAGAATGCGCAGGCGTCCCCGTCGGTGACGCGGGCCCAACCGACGGGCCGACCCCGCCCCTTGTCATTCTCAACCGCTTCCTCAACGGCCTCTCTCCCGCCGTTTTGGACGATCCGCTGAGCCTCCCCGGCAATGTTGACGCCGATCTTCTCAACGAGGTCCTGAAGGCCGGCGACGAAGTCGCTGGGGTCCCGGCGGTCCCTGTACGTGCGCTCATATCGCTTCACCCGTGCGTGGCCCTTCACGTAGAGAGAAGTCGCCGAAGTCCGCCATGCATGCTGCTCGTCGTACTTCCGCCAGGGCGAGGGATCGAGCTTCACCTTCTCGCTGCCGCCGGGGGCGCCGGCTTTGCCCGCCAGGCGGTAGAAGTCCTTCCACAGCGCACCGAGCGTCGTTTCCGCTGAGCTGTCGACCTGCACCGACTCCCCCGTAGCCAGGGCCCGGTGCAGCCGATAGAACGCCTGCCCCAGCGCGTGAGACTGCTTCCGGAAGCCATTGATCACCTTGAACCAGCGCTTCAGCCAGGGGCTCGGATCTCCCAACAGCAGGGCCGGGGTGACCTCGTCCCACATGGACAAGGTCTTCTCCACGGCCTTGGCGCCGAGTGCGGCCTGCGCCTGCATGTACAGGTCGGTGACCTTGTCCCTGGGCTGACTCACAGACCCCCCTTGACTTGCCCTTGAAATCCTTTTGTCAACCATCAGGCCGCGGGCATGGGCTCGCTGCCCTGCTCAGCGTTGTCCTGCTCGTTGCTCTCCTCGTCGGACGGGCGTCCGCCGATGCGCTGGGCGAACTTCTCCGCAAGGGAGTCACTGCCGTACTGCTCCTCCAGGCGCTGCTTCACGTCATCGATGTCGCGCTGAGTGAAGCCGGGCATCTTGGCCAAAATCAGATCAGTCGGCACACCGATGTTGAACAGCTTCACGCCGGCATCGGCCGCCTGCGCGAGGGAGCGATTGCCCTTGTCTGCCCAGGTCACCTCGGCATCGACAGCGTCCCACCCACCCTGGTCTCCGGCGATCAGTGCGCACAGGCGCAGGACGAGCTCCCAGGACTCGCCGAAGGAGTGTCGGATCTCGTCCACCTTCCTGGTGAAGGCTGATTCGGCCGCGGCCAGCGCGTCCGCACTGAGGTTGGCGAGCTTTCCCGACAGCAGGTAGTGCGGCGGTGTCTCGGTGACGGCGCACATGTGCCGTACGACGAGTTCGATCGCGTCGAGGAAGTCCTTGGTTTCGGCGGCCGGCAGTTGCCCGAACGAGGTCGATTCATTCGGGGAGATGAGCATCGTCGAAGGGTCGAGGACCGGTGGCACATAGGTGGGCTGCCCGTCCTGGTCGAGGATCGGCATGCCATTCTCATCGAGCCGCTCGACCGGGGACAGCCCCGTCGCCCAGCGCACCGCGAAGCCCGTGTAATGCTGGGCGATCAGCAGACTCAGGAACATCTGATTGAGCTTGTCCTGCTGCCTGATGACGCCCTCAACCATGCCCGTGGTCCGGCCCAGGAGATCCATCTTCGGCGTGAAGCGGATGATGGGGCACACCCCGAGCCCATGGGGGAACCGACTGAGGATGCGGACCTTGTCCGTCACCTCGACCTCGTAGACGAAGGTGTCGTCGAAGTACTGGCCCTTCACCCGGTTCTTCTTCGAGTAGTTCACATCTTCCAGGTACAGCGCGTACAGCGGGAAGGCGTCGAAGACCGGGTCGTCGTAGGCTGCCATCATGCGGATCGCCGGATACCCGCGGACCTGCGGCTCCTTGGGGTTGGCCGGGTTGGGCAGCACGGACACGTAGGAGCTGCCCGTCGCGAGTGCCTCGCGGTGCACGAAGGACTGCCGCTGGTCGAGGCGGTTGTGCTGCCACCAACGCCACTCCGGCGGGTTGCCGGTGACGTCGGGCCGTCGGTAGCCCTCGACCGCGATGGCGTTCGTGGGCGCGTCCAGCAGGAGCGGGATGATGTTGTGCGTCGACCGCTTCACCAGCTCCTTGAATTCCGGATTGCTCTTCCGAGGTATGTACGGAGAAGCGTGCAGGCCCCGCACATACCGGTCGATCAGGTCGAGCCTGTCGTAGTCGAGCTCGATCCGGGACCGCGCGAAATCGACCCGGGATTCCAGATCCGGGAGTTCGGTGGGGTCGATGCCAATCTCGTCGACAATGTTCGTATCGATACGTGGTCCTCCTTAGAAACCCCCCACCTGTTGCAAGGAGGGCACACGCCTGGGGACAGTGTTCAACTTGCCGGATTCGTAAAGACGTGTCCGTGCGATGAAACACAAAAGCATCGCCGCGTACGCGTCGACCTTGTATGGCGATTCACGGGACGCCTTTCCGAAGGAGATGCCGAAGCGGTTGTGTCGCTTCCGTGTGTTCTCCACATGGCGCTTCAACCCGAAGTGGCCGGTGTGCTTGACCCGCCCAGCTTCTATCGCGCCCACCAGCGCCATGTTCTGAGTCGTGATCTCCTTCTGGTTTCCCTTCATGTCGTAGGCGACGTGCGACCGTCCAGACGCCTTGATCGCGAGCCGGGGCGCGTATTCCTCGGACCACTGATTGACGTATGTTTCCCAGAAGGCGGTGTCGGAGAAGAACGCCTCGACCCGGTAGGTGCGGAAGACCCAGTCGACGAGGTCGGACACCTCCTGCTTGTCGACGCTCCAGTTCTTCGCCTCCGGCCCGTCCGGCTTCTCCCATACGCCGATCGGCTGTACGAGCTGGTCGTGCACGCGCATAGCGACGACGGCCGTTGCGTCGTCCGATTCGCCGCCGTCCAGGGCGAGCACGATCCGGTCGCCGGCCCGCAGCTCCTCATCGGTCTCGCACGCTCCCCACGCGACGGGGTCGACCAGGGCGTCATCGGCGGCCGTGACGAGGTTGCAGTATTTGCGCAGCACCTCCTCGCGGGAGACCGTGCCGGAGTAGCACTGGTCGAGGATTGAATCGATGTCGACCCAGTGCGCGTCATCGGCCGCGGCGGCGATGGCCGCACGCAGTTGATGCTCGTCTTCGATGTCGAAGTCCGGGTTTGCCGAGACGCTGTCGTAGTACAAGCCGGTGCGCCGCTGGGAGCCGTCCTGCTGCTTCTGCCACGCGGTATGGACCCGTTCCGCGATCGAGTCCTCCCCGACCACGTACGCGTTGGTGCCCATCAGCGTCCGGCCGCCGACCTTGGCTGCGTTGGCGGTCGCGGTGGCGTACACCTTGTGCCCGTGGTTGGACTCCAGCCAATGCCACGTCTCGTCGAGAAACAGGGCCGATGGCCGGGCGCCCTCTGCGGACCGGAACGAGGCGGTCTTCGCCTCCAGCAGGCAGAACGTCCCGTCGGCCTGGCGCGCGTGGTAGCGCTCCTGCCCGGGGTCGATCTGGTACCGCTCGATCGCCTGCGGGGTGAACAGGCTGTGCAGCGGCAGGACCATGTTCTTGGTCTGCTCGATGTTCACCGCGTAGAGCTGCACCCACGGCTCGGAAGGGTGGGTGCCGATGGGCATCCCGTTCTCGTCCCAGTGGGAGAACCGCACCGGGCCGAGGAACTCCATGCCGGCGATGCTCGCCATGACCGGCGACTTGCCCTTGCCCTTCATCATCTGGAGGACGCCGGTCCTGTACATGAACTGGCCGTGCTCGTCGATCTCGTACCACCGGAGGATGGTGCGCACCTGGGAGGGGATGAACCGCCAGTCGGCCCGGTAATTCTCCGCGGCCCAGCGCAACAGGCCCCAGCCGAGGGTGCGGTTCGGCGGGGGCACGTAGTCATCCTTGACGGAGCGCACGGGATCCACGACGCACCCCCTCTCTCCCGAGGGCCTGCGTCGTGCTCCTCGTCAGCGCACTGCCTCCGCGTACTCGCGCATCAGTGCGGAGATCGCGTCTTCCATGTCGTTGTCCTCGACCTTCGCCAACTCCATCTGCGCCACCCGGCGGGACGCCTCGGTGGTCAGCAGCAAGGCACACGCCTTCGTCACAGCGAGCAACATCTTTCCGCCCATGTTCCGCCCGGCCATCAGATGCCGGTGCATCATCTCCGCGACCAGGACCGCGAAGGCGATGTCGGTCTGCTGGTAGTACGTCGACTGCCCGGACTTGCTCAGCGAGGTGAACCAGGTGGTGGCCACCGGGTGCCAGTAGTCCTGCGGCTCGGGCCACGTCGTGGGGCCTGGCTCGACGGCGATGCGTACGCGGCGGCGCACGGCTTCCGTTGTCAGGAAGTCTTCAAGAGCCTGGATCAGCGCGTGTGCGGTGTCGGCCGCGATCCGGTCTTCCTGCCGTGTGAGGCCGGCGTCCACGGCCGTGATGACGTACCGCAACTGTGCCCAGTCGGAAGGTTCGAAGTGGTAGGACTGCGGACTTGCCGCGTACGCCTCGTAGAGCTGCTGGGCGATCGGGTGCCAGCTGCTGTCGCTCTCACCTAGGGCATCGTTGCGCCGGCCCCCGGACGGTGACTCGATGACTTCGACGCCGTCCTTGTTGCGCCTGCGACGCATCTTCGGGTCCTTCGGAGCGGGACCCCGAATGCCCAGTGCCACCGGTCACCTCCCCTGCCTCACCTGAGTCGATTAATGCGGGAGGCCCTCCGGGAGTCATGCTCAACCGGAGGGCCTCAACCGCGGGATCAGAGAGGGCAGATAGTGATTCAACCCGTGCACCCTCTCGCTGTATAAGGTGATGCCCCAGGCGGTGTATCCGGCGTAGAAATGGAGAGTCATCGCGCCGGATCGTTGATAAAACGAGTGAGGCGATCGACAGCTCGTGTCACCGCTTTCCGGTCTGTCACCCGCTCACCGTCGACGAGACGGCGGAAGATGAGATCCCGGTCCTTCTGGGACAGACGCGGCAGGTTCTCCTCGACCGCCAACATCAGCGGATCGTTCTGGCTCTCCGTTCCGAGGAAGGGGAGCGCGGAGCGCACAGCCGCTGTCGAGTAGACCCCTTCGGGCGGGCCATAGGCCCCGCGTGCTGTCTCGAATGTGGCGTGAGAGGAAGTGAAGGCCCACCCAGCCACACGGGCTTCCTGCGCCTCGTCAGCGGCGATCTGATGCCCGTAGGTGACCGCGGAGCGGTACAGGTACCGGCGTGGATCTTGGGCGCCGGACATGCCCCGTACGAGGGTGCCGGCGTTCACGATCGTCTTCGCCGCGATCGACTGCCCGAGGTCCGCCGCATTCGACCGCGGCCACAGCCGGGCTGCTTCGGCGCCGGCCTTCCCGCAGATCTCCGAGAGCGCTGTCTCGCCCCCGGCGAGGCCAATCAGTTCCGCAACCGCCGTCATATGTCTCCGTGTTCGAGTGGGAGCTGCTGGTCAGCCCCTCACTCTGAAATTGACAAGCCTGCGTACGTTTGTCAAGTAGGGGGTGCTGTGCCCCCGTAAGACGGAGAGGGGACGCGTGGCCCAGGGAGCCGCGCCGAGAAGCGAGCCCGCCTCGCGGCTGAGGCGGCGAAGTAGGGCACCGCTCTTCGTTCGCGAATCGTGACCGGTCGGCAGGTCCCAGGTCACAGTGACCCGAGTGTCCTGCCGCGCTCTCCGGATACCTGACGTGCGGCTGCCCCCCGGCGGGTGCGCCTGGCTGCTGCCGCTTCCCGCGCTGTCTTCTTGTCGTGGTGGTACTTGCACAGCACCCACAGGTTCTCCGGCCGGGACGTCCCGCCCTGGGAAACAGGCACCTTGTGATCGACGGCGTCGCCCGGCGCCAGGCACGGCCGCCCGGTGTCGTAACGCACGTGCTGACACAACCCGTGATGCCGGCGCCAGGCTGCATCACGCAATGCAGCCCAGTTCGAGGGGAGGTGCTCCCCACGGGTGGAAGAGCCCCAGCCATGGACAGCAGCCTCGGGAGCGTGGGACATGGACCTCCCCTTCGTACATCCACCGGGCCAACCGGCCCGGTGGTTGTCTACAACCAGCGCATTGGAAGCGCTGGTCATCTTCTGCTTCGCCCGCGCCGGCCTTCCGGGCCGGCGGAACGTCACCGCCACCAGGCGGTGTCGTCCGCTGCGCTCACCCCGCGCAGCGGTCGGGATCGACTTCGTCTCCACCGAATTAAGATGATGCCGCAGGCGCTGACCTGGCGGCTTTGCTGCCGCTGTAAGACCGCAGCCGGGCCCCCGTTACCCCAGCCGCCGAGCCTTGGAGGTCACGCGTAGACGTTGGTCTCCACGAGAGTGGCCGTGTCCGCTTCGTCTATCCGCAGCAGGTACTCCACAACCTGCTCCCTCATATCGACTTGGCCGGCAGTGAATGCCTCACTGAAGACGGCGTCGAGGCGGCCACATCGGCACGCTAGGAATGAACTGTGGCTGAGGTGCTCGACGGGTGGATGCTCCACACCAACCTGCACTTCGCGAGGATTCTCCGCGGTGAATGTCCCGGACACAGGATCCGGGCCCGTCACATGCGAACTCGCGGTTGAGGGACCTTGGCGGGGTGTGGTGTCGGAGATCGTCACGGTGTGATCCGTCCCGTCGTCAATTACATGGGGGATGTGCTCAGCTCAATGAGGGGGCCGGCCAGACGAGGCCCGATCAGACATGCGTCATTTCGGGCACCCTGTCGGTTCCGGGACGAGCCGGGCATCGGTGTCACGCGAGGTGCAACCTGACGTTAACTGACCGTCAACGGATTGTGTCAAACCATCGTTGGCAAAAAGATGCAGGGCCCACCTGGTGCAACGATGGTTTGTCGTCGCAGGTAGGGTGGCCCCACCCTCACTGACCGAGAAGGACCGACATCACCGTGACCCCACCCCATGCCAGCCGCTCCTTCGCGGAGCGGCTGAATTTGTTGTTCGAGGCATGCGCCCCCGAAGACCCCGCCAACCCGGGCAACTACGTCGAGTACACCAACCAACAGGTGGCCGACGAGATCTGCCGTCGCCACGGCGAGGGCACGATCAGCGCCGAGTACATCCGGCGGATGCGCAAGGAAGGCGGCCCCAACCCCACTGAGCGGTACCTGTCCGTACTCGCCGACTTCTTCCAGGTCCCCCTCGACGCGTTCAAGATCACCGGAACGCCCAGCGAGGTCGCCGAAAAAGTCATGGACGAAGCACAACGGTTCGTCGAACTGAAGCGTCGTCAACAGCGGGCGCAGGAAGAAGCGCCTGACATTGCCGTTTTGGCACGCGCCGCACGGCGCCTGTCTCCCGCCGGCCAGGCGCGAGCCGCTCGCTACGTCTCCCACCTGGAACAGCTCGAACAACTTGAGAGCGAAACCGGCGACGGCTGAACCCGCACTGGTCGCTGACCCCCCTCGTTGCAGTAGGTGTACCCCGGTGATCAACCACGCCGACAGTCGAATACAGCGTGCCCTGAACCGTGTTCCCGTCCCGTACCCCCTGACGCTCGACTCGCTCTTCGCCGTGATCCGGGACCTCTACCCACGCCCGCTGAAACTCCTACGCGGAGCACCCCCGGTCAAGGGACTACGGGCCAACGGCTTGTGGTTGACACGTCCCCACGCCGACAGCGACGCCATGTGGATCGCCCCGGAACTCACCGGCGCGGCTGCCGTACACAGCCTGGCTCACGAGGCCGGCCACTTCCTGCTCGGCCATGAGCCTGTGGAGATATCCGAGCCCGCACCCGAACCGGACACAGAGTTCCAGTTCCTCAGCTCAGCGTTCCTCACCGGGTGTCTGCTCGGCCGTGCCCGAGCACAGGACGGGCCTCACGACCCGGAGCACGTGCAGATCGAGGACCAAGCCGAACGCTTCGCCTTCGCCCTACGCCGTAAGGCAACCGAGCTCGCACGCGAGAACCGCCACCGTGGAGACGATCTCCTCGACCGGCTTCACCACAGCCTGTAAGCCCCGTACCGAGAAACACCGCCGTGCCTGCTGACGACATCATTGACCTGCTCACCACCATTCCGCTGTGGGCGGTGGTAGCCGCCCGGCTCTATGCCCGACCCAAGACCCCCGGACAGTGGGCTATCTGCTGGACGTTCATGGCCCTAGCAGTCGCCGCCACCCTGCGCCTGACTGCGGTCGAGCACGGCATCGCCGTCCTGACCGGTATCCCCGATCTGGCGATCCTGCCGAAACACCTGCTGGTGATGCTCTGCTGCGCCCTGCTTCTAGGGTGGGTGGAATCGGTGGTCCCACCCCGTGATCCGGAACCAGCGTGGCGCCGTTGGACGGGCCACAAGCAGCGCATGGCTCTCTTCATCAGCACGGGCTCCGTCGCGACCGCGGTCTTTCCGTACGCCCTACCGTCGATGAGAGCGCCTGATGGCTCCACCGACTTCGCCACCCCGCAGTACGGCGACGTCCCCGGCACGCTGCACCTGGTGATGTACCTGCTTCCCATGGGCGTTGCACTGTCGGTATCAACCATGCTCTGCATCACCGCAGCCCGGCGGACCGATGTGTGGCTGCTGCGCCTGTGCATGTATTTGATGGCCGCCGGTGCCGGCGTAGGCGCCCTCTACCCGTGCTACCGGCTCACCTACCTGGTCTGCGGACTCACCGGCTGGGCCTACCCGCTCACCGAAGCCGAGTTCCACCGAGGCGGCAGTCTCATCCAGGCAGCAACAATCCTCCTCGTGATCATCGGAAGCTCGGTCCGAGCTGCGGACATGCTCTGGCGCTCGGTCCGTTACCGCCGCGGCCTGATCGCACTGCGGCCTCTCTGGCAGGAGCTCGTGTCGGTCCTGACGCCCGACGTCATCCTCACGCACCTCAAGCACGGCACATCTCCGAAGGAAGACCGGCGTCGGCTGCGGGACCTCTACGGGCGCCTGGACGCCCGCGTCGTCGAAATCTCCGACGCGCACTTCGAGCTGCTGCCCTGGATCAGCACGGACCTGCACCACCGGGCTCTCGTCGCCGCACGGGCCGCGGGGCTCCACGGCGCGGACGCACGTGCAGCGCGGGAAGCCATCTGCCTGCGAGCCGCGCGCACGAAGGCCATCGACGGCGAGGCGCACGCCTCCCGGCCGGCGGGGCCCGTCCTGGCCCTGCACAACGATCTGCTGGACAACGCCTCGTGGCTGGCCAAGGTTGCCCGCCACTACACGTCCCCCCGTCTGGCCGCCGTCACCGCGGAACTCATCACAGCCCAGAAGAAGTCCCAGGAAGTTGCCGCATGATGAACGCCGACATCGCCCACCGCGCAGAGAACCGTGCCGCCCGCCTCATCACCGACGGGATGGAGCCACGCAACGTCATCGTTCTGGTGAGTCTCGGCGTCGGCGCGGCCCAGAGCAGCCCAATGATCGGACTGCTGTGGGCGCTTGAGGCCATTCTGTTCGCGGCGCTGATACCCATGGCGTACATCAAGTACGGCATCCGGAAGGGGCAGTGGGCCGACCGGCACGTCGGACAGCGGCAGCGTCGCCTGTTGCTCATCCCCGTCATCATGGCGTCGGTTGGCGCCGGCATCGGCGGGATGCTCTGGTTCGGCGCCCCGCAGGCGATGTTCGCCCTGGTCGTCGCGATGCTTGCCACCCTGGCCGTGCTGCTGCCCGTGACGGCGGTATGGAAGATCTCTGTGCACACCGCCGTCGCGGGGGGATCCCTCGCCATGCTCGCCCTCACCTACGGGCCGCTTATGTGGATCGCTGCCCCGGTCGTTCTGGTGATTGCCTGGTCTCGTATTTCTCTCGGTGACCACACGCCCGCCCAGACCATCGCTGGTGCTGTTGCGGGAACGGTGACGTCATACCTCGTCTTTGCGGCCCTCAGCGCATGAACCGGTTTGGCCGGCTGGGCATAGAAACCCGTACAGGATCTCGGGTGCTATGACGCCTCGGGCCTATACGCGCGCGCACGCGAGGCACCCCCCACCCACTTCGTTTCGCTAACGAAATTTTCAATTTCATTCGCGAAAAATTCCATGTTTTGGCTCGCCTCTCGCGCGCGATCCTTTTTTGCTCACGACACTGTGATCCAGTTCACATGGCTGCCAGCTTTACAAACGGATTGGCGAACTGCTGTGATTGCTCACGTCGAAAGCGACGCGGCGCTCCAAGCGCAACAACGCGAACGACACCCCTGGCGGATTACTTGCCGGAGTGCTGACGATTGCAGCACTTGACAAACGGACGAGACACTCCGCTACAGTGGAAACCACGCACCACCGAGTGATGACGACCGCACGACCGTGGCCCAGCTCGAATCAGTGGTGCGTGACCCACTAGTCGACGGCAAAGTCGGCGAGTGCTCGAAATGGCCGCATGGCCCATTGAGCACCCCCCCTCCTTTGTTTCAGTCACTGACTTGACAAACGGAGAAAGCCATCAAGTAAAGTTGGTGGCACACCAAGCGGGAGGCAGACGCCATCCCCGGAAGCCAAAGCATGAACGCATCACACAAAAGCGTGATGTGAATGTGAGGTCGGCGCAGTGAAAGCCTGCGGTGTCCGGTGGACAGGTCACGCAAGAGCTGCCGAACAGACGACTCGCACCTTGACTCGACAATAGAAAGGCGCCGCATCCGCCAGAAGCGATGCGCGGTGACGGGACGGACGTCGACGTGTCCGCCGGACTGTCACCGGATCCCAACAAGGCGAGTAGCTCACTTGGCGGCGGGTGTACAACCCGCCGCTTTCTGAGCCACTCGGCTTGACAAACGGATTAACTCGCTAGATGCGAGGTATTAATTCACGGGAGAGGCTGATCCATGATCACCGATTTCACTGCTGACGTTCTCATCGGGAACATCCTTGTCAATGGCGGCGCCACTTGGGCGCCCGGCAAGGCGGCCCCGACGGCCGGGTACGCGGTGAGCCTTCCGGGGCACGAGGTTCGGATCCCGGTGAACGACCCGGAACGAGCGGGGCGGCTGGCCTGGTATGTGGCCAGCACCCTGCGACTCGTTCTGGAGCGGACCGACCGGGAACGCTACTTCGGAGCGTGGGTGGACAGCGGGGATATCTGTCTGGATGTCTCCGAGGTCATCGAGAACTTCGAGGACGCGATCTATGCGGGAGTCGCTGCCGACCAGGATGCCATTTTCGGCATCCGGGAGGGTGACGTCTACGACCTGCGTACCGGCCGCTGGGGTTCTGTGAGCTGATCGCTACTTGACAAACGGATAATAGTCTTGAAAACCGTAAAGAAAATCGCGGACAGAATTGTCGGAAGCATCGTCCTACTCCTGGTTCTCAGTTTCTTCGACTGGGGTGTGAAGGTCGCCGCTGCGGCCATCGTGACGTCCCCGGTGTGGGGACCGTGGCTGGTCATTCGGGCAGCTGCCAAGCGCCGCAGTCTGGCCCAGGAATCCCACGAAGGCGAGGAGGCCGGGGGACCCGAGGGCGTGAGCGATATCCCACCCCCTCCTGCACACCAGCCGGTCGCGACCTACGAGGGGTACAGAGTCTTTCCACTCCCGCCCCTGGAATGAGCGATTTTGAGCTTGCTCTGTCATGCCGGGGCAAGCCGACACACGAAGGAGACAGAAATGCGTAAGACCCTTGTCAGCTCGCTTGTTGGGGCGCTCGCTTCTGCGGCCGTGGCCTTCGGAATCGGAGTGCACGTCGGCCACACACAGGCACCCGCCGTCGATCCAGTTGTGACCTACAACGACGGATGGCTGGACGGACAAGCGGACTTGCGTGAGGAGGAGGCCCAGGCCGGCCGGGAGCTCCCGTCCGCGCGGTGATGAGTGAAGGGGCGTGTTGGGGCATGGGTCGCCGCCCATGCCTCTTCATGCCTGGTCACTTGACCAGAGCGCGGGACGACTAAGGGAGGAATCCGTGCGCATTCGCGTGGTGAATTCTCATGACTACATGACAGAGGGGGAAACCCATATCACAAGGGAGGACGTCTATGGCGCTCTCCGTACAGCGCCGGGTACGCACAAGGAACTGTTCATCAGTCTCGGCCCCGGAACCTCGGTTGAGCGTGTGGACTCCACCAAGGGTCGGAGGATCTACGGCTCCGCATGGGTGGGGATCATTCAGTATCCCGATGGCGGCATTGCCACTGTGGCGCGGCAAGGAATACCGCATCGTCTCGGCCGCGAGGTTGTGGAGCAAGGCGAAGCAGAAAATCAATATCACTGAGAGGTACCTGTATGTACGTCGCTCATATCGGGCCTGCATGGCACCGAATTTTCGATACCTACTCGGAAGCCGTGGAATACGCCGCTAGGTATGGCCTCCCCCCTGCATTCGTGGAACTGAATTTGAGGAAGAGGAAGTACCAGTGACGAGTACTCAGCGCTCAACGGGCCGCGTGAAAACATACACCTTCGCCGAGGTGTCCCAGGTGGCAAATCATGCTGCCGACACAGTTCTCGCGGAGATGGGCCTGGATGACCGGGATTTCGACGTCGTCGGCCTCGTCGTGAACTACTTCCTGTCCGGGCTTAAGACGCCGGGGATATCCCTGTCCGACGCGGCTAGGGAGAACTACGAGTGTGATCTCGAAGAAATCCGAGGCTGGTTGACCTGACGGCTCGAACGTGACGCGCTTTGCTTGGGGCTGCCTGTCTCTTGATAGTCGGCCCTTTGCATGGCCTGTCAGTCCGACAGACCTAACCGAAGAAAGGGAAACCGATGTCTGAAAACGAGCTCCGTCGGGTGAAGGTCACGTACAGGATCGACGGAGGTGACGGACGGCTCCACACGGAGAAGGTGCTTTTGGAGCCCGGTTACAGCTCCGAGGACGACATCCCGGACATTATCGCGATCCGTCGCACTGGCAGCAATGAATTCGCGCCCCGAATTCTCGTGCAGGACATTACGGTGGACAACTGAATGAAGGAAGTAGTTGTCTTCATCGCCTCTCAGCATACGGCTTCGCCACGTTTGCGGGCGCTTTGGAAAGTCAGCGAGGAAGACGCCAAGAAGATATGCAGCGATCGTCGGATAGCAGGCCGGTCCTGGATGCTGTGCTGGACAGCGGCGGGCGTCGACAATCCGAATGTGCGGGAGTACGTGCCCGACGACGGGCGGCACGCAGATGTCCTCGCAGAGCACGGGGTGACCGTGCTCGATTCATTCGTCATGCAGCAGAACTCTGCTGCTCAGTCAATCTGAGGAGGAGACGCGGTGGGGAAGGGATCCACGAAGGGCAGCGTGCAGCACACGAAAACGCTTCCCGGGGGAGAGATCGGTTGTTGGGTGTACTCCTGCGAGGAAGCCGCCACGCGATGGATCGACATGGAGCGGTACGGGAACCCGCGTTTTCTTTCGACGTCGTACTGCGATTCGCACGGTGACTGGGAACTGGACGATCCGGATAATCCGCGTCGAGTTCGGAAGATACGGAAGTAGGCGAGCATGGCCGTGACGACGGAAACTTCCGTCTACCACTGCGAATGCGGTGGTGAGCTCCAGGTGAATGCCAGTGCGTGGCTCAATCTACGTAAGGGGAGTAAGGGGAGAGCCGAGCTATCAGTCTTCGGGTTCAGTGAGGTGGACTTCGAGGTCGTCTGTGCGCTGTGTGGTGAGCGATCCCAGTCCGATGAATTGGAAGAAGAGATAAAGCACTTCATCTATGGGTCGGGGAGGGCGGATTGGTTCAGGGGGTAGAGAGGTCCGGGCCTCCCGCATGGTTCTTCAGGTATGCCGGGATGGCGACCCTTGGCAAAGAGGGAACCCCTGACTACCAGGGCTACGTGGTGCGTGTATCGGATGCTCGTGCCCTGGAAAAGAACTGGTACGTCTACAGAGTCCGGGGGACGCCGCGCGAATGTACGTGGCTGACGGCGAAATCATCGCTGTATGAAGCAATGCTTCACCTCGAAAACCACGTTATTTGAGTAGCCCGTCGTTTTGATGGCGGGCGGGTGACTTGCCCGTCCGTCGTCATCCCAACGGGAGATGCAGGCTGCACAAAGCAGTGCCGACCCGAGTCAATTCGGGTGCTTTTATCTGGTGCCTGGAAAGGAAAGGGTGAACGTTAATGCGGGAAGAGTACTTCACTTATCAGGTCGAGTACGCCACCCCGAGGGCTATTCCCGGGGATGGCTTCGAGTGGGTTACCCATACGAGCGTGACATGTCGAGTGCGTATCAAGGCGCTTCGCGCAGCCCGTGCCGACGCGGCGCGGTTGCGTAAGTGGCACAGCAAGGTGCGTATTACCCGTAACGGGGAAACGGTGCGGTGAAGGCGTGTCGTATATGAAGTACATCGCTATCCACTGTGAGGAGCACAGCCTCGATCCCGAAGAGGTGTTGTGGTGCATCGAAAAGTCGCGCCGCACGCCCGGCACCGGTAGCGGAGGGCAGGAGCTGAGTCCGCTTTTCGAGCTAGACAACGTGTTCGGTGGTGACGTGTGTACCGCAGTGGCCCGCTCGGCGATGCCCTCGGGGTGAGCTCCAGGACTGGCCGGCCTCGGGTGCGTGGCCGACGCAGCGGCTTCTCACTCATACCTGACTTGACAAACGGACAAGTAGCGAACGGAGAGAGATATGCGCGAGTTCAAGATCTCTGAGAATGCCCGCCGCTACCTGAGCGCCTTCGGTCTGGAGCGAACAGCTCAGGAATTCATCGAGGAGCACGGGTGGAAGGGGTTCGCCATCGTCGAGGCTTACGACGGTTCCCCGCTGCCTTGGGAATACGAGCTCGGCCCCGGGCAGCACACCTGCCGGTGGACACGAGACCGAGTCAACAGCGACGTGATCGTGGCCGAGTTGTCCGAGTTCGACGATGCCCAGTGGAACGTCTACGACGAGTTCCGCGGAATGATCGCCTACGACTACAGCCGCGAGGACGTGCGGACCGTAATCGAGGGGCTGGAGAGAGTGCTCTCCGAGTACTCCGTGCTGGACGACGAGGAGCGTGGCGACCTCTTGTGGGAGGAGGCCGCCCAGCAGCTGCTCCGGTCGGAGGTTCTGCCGCCCGAGCTGGAAGTTGAAGAGGTGCTCGACGCGCTGTGCGACCGGGGCGTCAGTTTCTGCCAGCAGTGCGAGAGCTGGCCCATCAAGGAAATCGTGAAGGACTTCGGGCACCAGCAGTGCGAGTACTGCAACGAGTGGATCGAAACGCACCAGCCGGACCCGCTGTGCTACGACTGCGCCCGGGAAGAGGCCGACACCGACTGCGATTGCCAGCTCATCGTGATCGCTGGAGCCGAATACGACTCGCGGCCGGTCACTCGTGAGCTCCTCGACACCGTCCAGGAGCAGTGCCCGATGTGCGGCACGGGCCCGACGGCCGACAGCAGCGGTGTCGATACGGGCAAGGGCGGTCCGATAATCGGCACCGGCCTGCGACTGGTGGACGTCGACACCGGTGACGTCATCCAGCCGGGCACGTGGCTGCCGCACATGTACGAGCCAGGAGAGCACGTGCAGTACGCGGGCCCCCAGAAGTGCGGTGATACGACGGTCGCGATCCTGCGCTACTCGGACGTCGACTTCTACTGGACGGGCTTCCCGACCGAGGTGCGTGCCCGATGGGACAGCGCGGAGGTGCCCGGTCTCGCTCGCATCGACATCCACGAAAGCGGGGGCGAGGAGCGCTCGACAGCCGTGCTGACCGTCGGCAGGCACGTGGTCTCGTCCCACCACCTCTCGTGGGAGGCCAACAGAGCGGCGTTCCACGCAGAGGCACTCCACCACGCCCGCATAGCGGGCTGGCGGGTGCACCCGAGCAGCACTCAGTGGACCCCCACCGCCACGGGCGGCAAGGCGCGCCGACTGGAGCCCCTGGACTCGTGGGCGGAAATCGACCAGTAACCCGCCGGGGGCCAGGCGTCGGATCTGGCCCCCGGCTTTCCTCATCCATCTTCTGAAAGCAGCAGGGAGAAATGGCAACCGACTACGTGAGCATCGTGCACGAACTGCTCGCCGTATACAGGACGTTGAGGGAGAAGCGCGATGCTGTCCTCGACGGGTATCGCGACAAGAACGGGGAGGTGCCGCCCGATACCCACTCCGCTTATGAGAAGGCTCGGACGGACATGGCTCTCGCGGACAGCGATTTTCTGGCTGGAGCCATGGACTATCTCACCGAGCAGTTCGGCCCGCCGCTGCCCGGAGACACCTACACGGTGACTTACGCCGGGCCGGAGCGCCACGACGGGGAGCAGCCGTACGCCTGGGTCGTCAACGGCCACGACCTCGCCGACGCACGCGCCAACCTCAGCCGTCTTCCCACGTTCCGGGAATGGTTCGAGGATCAGTGCGCTTGGTCTTCTGGAGACGAGGCCGAGGGCGCGCCCGACATCTGCTTCCTGGCGAAGGAATCCCATCCGGGCGTCCCGGAGTGGGGCTACTACAACGACCTGCGCCGTGAGCAGTCGGCCGAGCTCCGGCGTCAGCAGGCGGAGCCCCGGGCCGAGCGGCCTGCTGTTCAGCAACTCCTCGCCCAGGGTGCGTGATGGCGGGGCCGACGCCCTACGGAGGGCTGGAGTGGGCGGCGCACAACGTGGCCGTGTGGATCACCAGTGACGCGCGTCTGCACGGCGAGGCAGTGACTCTGGCGAAGAGCCCGCGGTACGGGCCGGGACGGCTGGAGACCTACGTCACCGAACTGCTGTGGAATACGCCGCCCGGTGTGCGCGGGGACGACGCCCGGACCATCGCGGCCGTCCGGGACGGAATGTCCCGCCGTGATTTCGACGACATCGACTGGCGTCTGGTGCGCGCCGAGATTCTTGACTGAGAGGAGACCCATGCCCGACGCGGCACAGGTGAGCACAGAACTGCGTTACGTCATCGATGAGTCGAAAGCGCTGCGGCGACACCCCTACGAGCTGGTCGTGTCAGAGCGTCGCTGGCGCACCTTCGGCGTGACGGTGAAGGCGGACGGGAGCGTGGTCGTCCGCGTCCCCGTGCTGGAGCGGGAGGACTATCCGCAGGTGGTGGGGTGGCTGGTGAAGCAGGCACCGCGTATCGCGGGTCTCGTGGCCCAGCAGCGTGCCACTGCCCCTGCCCACCCCGTGAAGCGACTCATCCCGGGGGAGGCATTCGATCTGCTGGGTGCTTCGTACAGGCTTCGACCGGTCACCGGCTACGAGCCGGTGATCGAGGTGGACTACACCGGGTCGGGGAACAAGTTCTTGATGGCCGACCGGGCGACGCTGGCGCGCCGGGGTGCCCGGCTGCTGGTCGACTGGTACGTGGAGCAGGGGCAGATATACGCCGAGTGGGAGCTGGACCACTGGGTCCGGCGTATGGGGCTGGCCGGCCGTGTCCCGGATCTGCGTGTGCGGGGCCGTGACATGGGCCGCACCAAGTGGGGGCGGTACCTGGGGCGGGAGCACCGTATTGAGCTGAACTGGCAGCTCTTCCAGCTCGATAAGAGGTTCGTCCAGTACGTCATCGTGCATGAGCTCGCGCACGCGACCAGGCCCGCGGAGCGTTGGCACCACGGCCCGCTGTGGGAGGGCGAGATGGACAGGGTCCTGCCGCATTGGCGGGTGGTGCGCGAGGCGATGACGGAGCCGGGCAGGCACGTGTGGCAGGGCGACGTTCGGGCCGGAGGGGAGAGCTGAATGCGGCCGGTGGAGTACGCGCGAATGCAGGTCCGGACGGCCGGGGACGGATGGCCGGAGGCGGTGATCTACGCACCGGAGGGGACACTGCGCAGCCGAATGCCGGGCGACGCGTCGTGGGGCGAACTGGCGCGGGAGGCGATGGCGTTCGCTCGCACCCACCGCTGGCGTCCCGAGGAGACGAGTCTCTACTGGTATGTGGCCTCGGACAACGGAGAGATGACGAGGAATCTGGAGCGTGACCGTGATGAATCCTGAGCGACTGGACCTGAATGCGCTGGCGGAGAGCGGTGATAGTGAGCTCGACGCGCGTGACGGTGTGCAGGAAGTGACGTGGTCGATGATCTTGAAGTACGCCCTGGATGAGCTGCCGCCTCCCAGCGCGGAAGCCTTCGCTGACTGGCTCAACCGGGAGTGGTACGGGTTCAACGAGGGCGGCGACCTGACGAATGGGGAGGTCCTGTCCGGGGCGCTGAGGCAGTGGAGGGGGGAGTGATGCAGCCGACCGACGCTGTTGCCGGGTTGGCCGGTGTGCTCCTGGTCGGCTGTCTCGTCGGTGCGGCAGCTCATCAGAGGGTTGCTCGCCAGGGAGGGACGGAGCAGTCCGCGGCGACGGCATGCCTCGTGGTGACGAGCGTGGTCGGGGTGCCGGGGGTCGTGCTCTCCCATGTCGACTGGCGACCGGCCTCGGCGTACGTGCTCGCCGCGTGGTATCTGGGGATGAGAAATATCAATGTGTAGTCGGCCGAAGGCTCTTAGTAACCGACCCCGCACTTGACAAACGGACATTGCGAGGGACAGTATCGGCGGTGTGGCGAACGACGAGATGACGGAGCGAGATCGGCGCATTGACGGCATCGTCCGCGAAGCCCGCGGTGATGACGGGAAGATCCGCACCAGTGCAGTGGAGGCACTGCGCACCATGGACCCTCCCGTGTCCGTGGCGCGGATCGCTGAGCTGCTCGGCGTTACTCGTCAGAGCATTTACTTGCACATCCGGGGCAATAAGAACCTGCTCGATCGCAAGCACAACGAGGAGCTGGAGAAGCTACGTCCCTTCGAGGTGCAGCACGAGCACCGGAAGTGCACTGCCTACGTGAACCTGACGCATCAGATCGACTACTACCTGAGTGACGGGAAGCTGGCGGACTACAAGCTGAAGCGGCTGCGGTCATTCTGGCGTGCGCTCGGGACGAACATGTCCCAGGTTCTCGTGTATGACCCCGAGCAGGAGCCCAACTACGTCTCGAAGGAAGGCGGGTGGCGGTATGAGACGCGCCAGCCGGCCGACGAGGACTTCGTGGTTCGCCCGCCCGGTGAGCTGACGGACGAGCAGAAGCGCGTTCTCCGGCGCCCGGAGGGCTGGGAGAGTATCTGAACGGCTCCACAGGAGAGGGCCCCGCGGTGGCGGGGCCCCTCTCCGCACCAGGACTTGACAAACGGATCGCATTGTTCGTAAAGGAGATGGTTTGGGCAGCGACGGCATGCAGCAGCGCATCGAGGAGTACAAGACCCGGCCGCGGTCCTACTCCCAGGTCTCACAGTGGTACCGATGCGGGCACCAGTTCTACCTCTCCCGCATCAAGAGAGCCTCCGAGATCCAAGCCGCATGGTTCGCGCACGGCTTGGCCGTGCACTACGCGGCCGAGCAGTGGGAGACCTCCGGCCGAACGCTGCCGCTGGAAGAGGTGCACCGGCACTTCGACGAGAAGTACACGAGGGAGATCGCCAGGGCCCGAGCTGTCGAGCCCGACGAGCGGCAGTGGTTCAGCTCGGGGCCGTACGCGGGTATCGAGGACATACACCGCCGGCACATCATCGGCCTCAACCAGGTGACGGCCTACGTCGACTACTACCAGGCTCACCCTGACGAGGTGCCCTGGCCGGGAGCCGACAGCATCGAAACCGAATTCGCCCTCGAACTCGGGGGCGTGAAGGTCGTCGGGTTCATCGACCTGGTGGTGGACCACCCCCGGAAAGGTGTGGTCGTGCGCGACACGAAGACGGGTCAGAAGCCGACCGAGCACACACAGCTTGAGCTGTACGCGCTGGCGGTCAACACCTTGCACGGGGCCGAGTGTTCATGGGGGGACTACTGGCTCGCCAAGACGGGCCGCACTTCCCGGGCCCTGCCCCTGGCCCCGGACGCCAGCCGCCTCACGGAGTGGGTGGGCGCCATGGACGAGGGGGTGAAGCGCGAGGAGTTCGTCCCCAACCCCGGGCAGGCTTGCGCCCGTTGCCCGGTGCGCCGGCACTGCGCATACGCCATGTGACCTGACTCGCACTTGTCAAATGGAAACAGGCTTTACGACGGCAGTGCCGGCCGCTCGACCTCCGCTCCGCCCGCAAAGGAAGAAGCCCATGATCCGTGAGTTCGCCGACTTCGTCGCCACCGACATGTCCACCGACGACATCGTGGAGGTGGCACTGACCACCGTCGACGCGTCCGCCCCGGCGACCCGCGGCGATGTCGCCGCGGCCACAGCCGAGCTGCTCGCCCTCGCGATCCAGACCGAAGACCAGCAGGCCGAGGACCTCCAGGACCGCTTGCACGGGCTTCACAGCGCGATCACCTCGCTGGAGATCCGACTGGCGGCACTGGAGAGGGCGGTGCCCCGGACGACTGCCGCATAGGAAGTGCACGTGATCAACAGAAAGGAGGCTGCATGTTCTCGTTGACGCAGTCGATCCGGGCCATGGGGGACGCGGGGGACCCGCTCCCTACGCCGTTCAATGCCATCGAGAGGGCGGGCACCAAGCTCTACCGGGGCCAGGTCTCTCTCACTTCGGCCGGCGGCGGTACGGGCAAGTCCGCGTTCTGGCTGGTGTGGATGCTCAAGGCCCGCATTCCGACGCTCTACTTCTCCGCGGACTCGGATGCGTTCATTCAGACCAGCCGGGCCATCAGCGCCCTGTACCAGGTCGACATGGAGGAGGCGATGAGCGCGGTCCGCCGCAAGCAGATCGCGCAGTACGCACTCCGGCTGGACCAGTGCCCGATCCGGTTCAACTACAACGCCAGTCCCTCACTCGACGACATCGAGAACTCCCTGCGGTGCTGGTACGAGCTGTACAACGAGTACCCGCACTGCGTCATCGTCGACAACGTGACCAACGTGAGGACCGGCGGGGAGGCGAACGCCGAAGACCCCTTCGCCGGACTCGAAGCGCTGATGGACTACCTGAATACGATGGCCCGGGAGACCGGCGCTCACGTGGCGGCGATGCACCACACCACCGGCCCGTACAACGACGGTGACAAACCGATCCCGAAGTCCGGAGTGAAGGGCCAGGTCACCCGCGTGCCAGCGCTTGTGTTCACGCTGCACAAGCCCAGCGAGGACACCCTTGCCGTCTCGGTGGTGAAGGACCGATCGGGGCGTTCCGACGCGACGGGTTCCAGCTTCGTCGAGCTGCGCTTCGACGGGCAGACGATGCAGATCACCGACGATGTGTTCCTCGTCGCCGCCTAGGGGGGCGACGATGACACGGAAGGGATACCGCCGCTGCGCGCGGTGTGAGCGCAACCGGGCTGAACGGTTCTTCGCCGGTAAGCGGGGGCGTATCTGTGCCACGTGCAAGCGCAAGTCGCGTAGCCAGGCGAGTCACGCGGCACGCGTGCAGGCTGTTTACGGCCTGGGCCCCGGCGAGTACGACGCCCTTGTCGCGGGACAGCAAGGTCGGTGCGCGATCTGCGACGGCACCCGCCGGCAGCGCTTGTCCGTCGACCACGACCACCGAAGCGGTGTCGTGCGCGGCCTCTTGTGCCGGCGGTGCAACGGCCGACTGCTCACCGCTGCTCGCGATGACCCAGCGCTGCTGCGCCGGGCCGCCGACTACCTCGACTCCCACCCGGCGACGCGCATCCTCGGGCGAGAGGTGTACGTAGGCAGCGCGCCGATGAAGCGCGGCTACACCTCTCCGGCGCTTGACAAACGGATAGCTGATTGACAACCTGAAAGTGAGGCACAGACGTGGACACGACGTCACGTTCCGCGGGACCCCGACGAACGGGCAGGTCCCAGCGACTCGACCGCATCGAGCCACATCAGCTCGACCCGACCTGGCACCTGATGTCCCAGGCCGGACGGCACTTCCCGGTAGAGGTGAGGGTCGATGAGCACCTTCGGGCAGCCTCGGCACCCCGGCGCTGAGCCCGGCCCCATCCGAGCCGTCCTGGCGCACTACTTCCCGGAGTGGGAAGCGCCACCGAAGCGCAGCGGGTGGATCTCGTGTACATGCCCCAGCCCCCAGCACGACGACTCCCGGCCTTCGGCCTCGGTCAACTACGAGCTCGGGGCGGTGAACTGCCAGGCGTGCGGCTTCAAAGGCTCGGCATACAGCATCATCATGAAGCAGGAAGGAATCGGGTTCGTTGAGGCAAAGCGCAGAGCAGCGGCGCTTTCTGTGGAAGGCGACGACAGCCTTCCGCTCCCAGCTCCACGGCTCCCCGGGCGAAGAGTATTTGGCACACCGGGGGATCGACCCGGAACGGCTTCCCAGTCTGGGGCTGGGCTACGTCGGCGCAGAGGTACCTTCAGGACTTGAGGCGTACCGCGGCTGCCTGTCCGTCCCGTACATGCGCCGGGGCGTCACGGGTGAATGGTCGGTGGCCGGCATCCGGTTCCGCTGTGTCCGCGACGCGTGCGTCAAGGGGGACGACGGCGCGTTCCTGGAGGACGAGCAGCACGACGGGCACGGCAAGATGATGTCCATGCCGGGGGACACCCACCGGCTCTACAACCCGGTCGACGTCCTCGACTCCACAGAGGAGATGTCCGTCGTCGAGGGCGAGCCGGATACGTGGACGTTGAAGATGTGCGGCGTCCCGAGTGTCGGGGTCGGTGGGGTGCACGGCTGGAAGGACCACTTCACCGAGGCGTTCCGCGGGTTCAGGCGCGTATGGATCTTCGCCCAAGGGGACAGACCCGGTCGCGAGTTCGCCGACTTCGTCGCCTCCCGTGTCCCCAACGGGCTGATCATCACGATGGAGCCGGGCACGGACGTGAACCAGAGCTATCGCCGCCACGGAGTGCAGGCGATCCTCTCGAAAATCGGAAGGTGAAGAACATGGCGTTCGTAGAGAACGACTGGGTGACGGTGAGCAACCCCAGGACGCTCGCGGCCCGGATGTACGCAGGCCGCACCGGATGCGTGGTGGCGGTCGAGGACCACCCCTACCCCTATCTCGTCGAGTTCGACGGCGGTGGACGTCTCGCCTTCGCCGGGGACGAACTGAGGCTGTCCGCCTTCGAGGACGATCCGTGTCAGCCGTGTCCACACCGGGAGGGCCTCGCCTGCTGCGCCGAGTCACAGGCCCGTGAAGCCGACTTCGACGACGAGCACTTGACAAACGGACGACAGGTTGACGACCCGGTGAAGCATCCCGCTCACTACACGAGCTACCGCGGCATCGAGGTCATCCAGCTCACCGAGCAGATGAACTTCAACCGCGGCAACGCGATCAAGTACCTCGCTCGCGCCGGCCTCAAGGACCCGGACACCGAGCTCCAGGATCTGGAGAAGGCCGCTTGGTACATCGGGCGTGAGAAGCAGCGCGTTCAGGGGGTGCGGGCATGAAGCGCGTGGTCGTCATCAGCGACACCCAGATTCCGTACCACGACGGCCGGGCGTTGAAGAACGTCCTGGAGTTCATCGGGGCCTACGAGCCGGACGAGGTCTTCCAGATCGGTGACCTCGTCGACTACCCCACGCCGAGCCGCTGGAACCAGGGCACCCGCGGGGAGTTCGAGCAGGCCGTCATGCGTGACTCCGAGACCGCGAAGCGGGTGTTCCTCGAACCGCTGCGCAAGGTCTACGACGGGCCGCTGGGCATCCTCGAAGGCAACCACGACGAGAGGCCCCGCGTGTACCTCGCGCAGAACGCCCCCGCTCTGGCGGAGTTCTCAGACGCCTTCCACTTCTCCAAACTGCTCGACTTCGATGGTTTCGGTGTCAAGCACGTCCCGTCCTTCTACAAGGTCGGCCCCGACACGGTCCTCATCCACGGCCACGAGATCAAGGGCATGTCCCAGATCGCCGGCACCTCGGCCTACAACCACGCGGCCAAGGCGGGCGTGAATGTCGTCATGGGGCATACCCACCGGCTCGGCGTGCGCCGGCACACCGCCGGATACGTCGGTGGCGAGCCGGTCACCCGGTGGGGCTTCGAGGTCGGCAACCTCATGGACGCGAGCAAGGCGCAGTACCTCGGAGTCGGAGGCGTGGCCAACTGGCAGGCAGGCTTCGGCATCTTGTACGTGGGCCAGTACGACGTGAGCCCGGTGGCCGTGGACGTCCGCAAGGACGGCTCCTTCGTTGTCGAAGGGGACCGGTACGGCGCCCTGCGACGCGCACGCAACGGGCAGTTCGTGGCTGCCGCCTGAGACTTGACAAACGGAAAGGCTATTTACATGAGTCCCGATCAGTGGGACACCCTCTACGAAGCAGCAGGTGATGCGGCAGCCCGCGTCTCCCGAACCTGGTACGGAACCATCCGGGCGGACGAGATCGCCCCCGCCATCATGGACACCTACCTCGCCAGCGAAGCCGCCGCCGAGCGCATGCACGCTGCGCTGACATCGGACAGGCCCACCGCGCTGCGTGCACTCGCCCGGCGAGCCGAGGCGATCGCCCGGCGAGTCGACGCGGACCGGCGACTCGGCCCGGCCGCCGCCACCTACCAGCCCATCGACGTGTGGTGCCTGCTGGAGTCCGGATACCTCCTGCCCACCGAGGAGCAGGGCCAGCAGCCCAAGGCCCACCGCGACTACCGCAATCCCGACTCGGTATCCCTCGCTGACAAGGCGGACCTCGCACGCGGATTCCGGCGCCTGTCTGCCGAGCACCAGCTCGCCCTCGGCGCCCTCTACCGGTGGCCCGACCAACGTCGGCGCCACGCCCGCGTCCCCTGGGCACGCGTCACCGAAGCCGTCTCGGCCCTGACCGCCGCGATGAACACCAACCACTGAAAGCCAAGGGGCGTTGATGACCAACCACTTCAAGAACACGACCGCCGAGACCGTCTACCGCCGCACCTACTCCCGCACCAAGCCCGACGGCTCCAAGGAGACCTGGCCCGAGACCGTGGCACGCGTCGTCGACGGCAACATTGCCATGGTCGGCCCGGAGCACGTGGAGCCCGGCGAGCGGGACCGCCTCATCGAACTGATCCAGACCTTCCGGCTGCTCCCCGCAGGCCGGCACCTCAAGAGCGCCGGCGCCAGCGACTACGCGCTCAACAACTGCTGGCACTCAGGCTGGGACGCCGACCCGGCCGCGCACTTCTCCTTCACCCTCTCGCGCCTGGCCGAAGGCGGCGGAGTGGGCACCAACTACAGCAACACCCACCTGTCGGTGCTGCCCGCGGTCGCGCGCCCCACCGTGGTGCATATCGTCTGCCGCGAAGACCACCCCGACTACTCGGCTTTGCAGGCCGAAGGACTCCTCTCGTCCGAGTACAGCCCCGAGTGGGCCGGCGCCTACCCGGTGGAGGACTCTCGGGAAGGGTGGGCCACCGCGCTGGAGGACCTGATCCGCAACGCCCACGACCCGGCAACCGAGCACGAGAACCGCGTCTACGACGTCTCGCGCGTCCGCGAGCGAGGCGCCGCCCTGCGGACCTTCGGAGGCACGGCCAGCGGCCCGGCGCCCTTCGCCCGGCTCCTGGTCGAGGTGGGCCGGATCCTCAACCGCAAGGTGGGCAGCCGGCTGACAGGACTGGACGCCATGGACATCGATCACCAGATCGCCCAGTGCATCGTCTCCGGCGGTGTCCGCCGCTCCGCCCGCATGAGCATCATGCACTGGGCAGACCCGCAGATCGAAGCGTTCATCCGCAGCAAGAGCGACCCGTCCCGCCACTGGACCACCAACATCTCCGTTGAGGTGGACGACGCCTTCTTCAAGCAGCTCGGCAAGCCGGACAGCACCAGTGGCCGCATCCTGCGGCAGATCGCCCAGGGCATGCACCAGAACGGGGAGCCCGGCATCTGGAACAGCAGCCTGTCAGCCCTCGGAGAGCCGACTGCACCCACGTCGACCAACCCGTGCGGAGAGATCACTCTGAACGCGTGGGAACCGTGCTGCCTGGGACACGTGAACCTCGCCGCCTTCGTGGAGCCGGGGAGGGACTTCCCCTCGCTCACCCAGGTGAAGGAGGCACACCGGCTGATGACCCGTTTCCTCATCCGAGCCACCCACGCGATGGTCGAGGACCTCAAGTCGCAGACCGTCATCCAGCGCAACCGCCGCATCGGCGTCGGCCACCTCGGTGTGGCCGAGTACCGCGCCGCCTACACCGAGGACCTCAACGACCTCGCCTGGGACCTGAGCGAATACGCGGCGGCCGTGGACCAGGCCGCCATCGAGTACGCGCACCAGCTCCGCATCCCGGTGCCGGTCAAGAAGCGAACCGTCGCGCCGACGGGCAGCATCAGCAAGCTGGCCGGCGTCTCGGGCGAGGGCATCCACCCGATCTTCTCGCCGTACTTTCTGCGCCGGATTCGCTTCTCCTCCATCGAGCCGGACGAGGCCCGGCAGATCGAGGAGTACCGGGCCAAGGGCTACAAGGTCGAGCCATGCATCTACGCGCCGAACACGATGGTGGTCGAGATCCCCACACGCGATCCGATCCTCGATCTCGTTGAGGAGGACAAGGTGCGGTCCGCTCCGGAGATGACGCTGGACGAGCACCTTGAGATCCAGAAGGTGTACCAAGAGATGTGGGCCGACAACGCCGTCAGCTACACGGTCAACTTCGACCCCGAGGCCGTCAGCGTCGAGGCCATCGAGCGGGCCCTGCGCCGGTACGGACCGAAGCTGAAGGGGACGACGCTGTTCCCGGAGGCGGCACGCCCGCAGTCCCCGTACCAGCGCCTGACCAAGGAGCAGTACGAGTACCTGGTGACGGCCCTCGGGGAAGAGAGCGTGGAGTCCGGATTCGAAGAGGCATGCGCCACCGGGGCGTGCCCCATCTGACCTACTTGACAAACGGATATCAGATTGACACTCTGAAGGTGTACGGGAGATTCGAACTCCCGTCTTATTTTTCGCTGCACGCTTTACAAACGGAGAACTGCTTGACTGCCTACGCTGACCCCTTCGCCACTGCCCCCGCCCCCGAGCCCGCCGCCACCACCCAGCCCGCGCCGGCTTCCGCACCCAACCCCTACAAGATCGGATTCACACTCAAGGCGGCACCCGGCTACGAAGCCGAGTGGCTGACACCCACGGTCTACGGGGCCTCGGCGCAGGAGACAGCCGAACGGGGCAGGGAC